TATAATACCACAAATATTATTTATTAATTACTGACAAAATAAAGGGGTTTATTTTATGCAAAATTAAATTTGACAAGATATTAAAAACTGTGTTAAGGTATCAGCAACAAAGAAAACAGAATATTTTATTTTGAGTTTTAGAGAATGTACCCGAACACCCGGAAGTTTTCCGGGAATAAGCTTTACCTGGTGACATTCTCTTTTTTTATTTACAAATTAACGTGTTAAAGTGAGGTGATAATATGAAAGATAATACAGTAAATGTACAAGACGTAGATATCTATTTAGATAATATTAATATATATGCTGATGAATATATAAATACTGTATTATGTATATCACCAGATAACGAAAACTATAAGAAAGAAGTATCAGATAGCTTTGTAGATATGATTTTTTATATTGCAGATCATATACAAAAGCCAAGTAATGATGATATAGAGCTATTAGATAAAATGTTTAATACTTATGTGAGATTATGCAGTAAATATCATGTATTGCCAACATTAGAAGTATTTAGCTTTTTAGTTGGGATTAATCGTACAACGTTTACTGACTGGATGAATGGAGTGTATAGAACAAACTCGTCACATGGTGACACGGCTAAAAAATGGTTTGATATTTGCAAAAACTGTGCAATTAATAGACTGCATAACCAAACCGGAACAAATGCGAATTTGATATTTGTTGCAAAAGCCGCCTACGGAATGGCAGAAACTGCACCGGTGCAAGCTACACAACAGTACGGCGTACCACAGCAGACCGCCCAGCAGATCGCAGAGAAGCACAAAGCAGCCTTGCAGCTTCCAGAAATGGAAAAGCCGGAGTTATAACAGTAAAAATACTATATGTTGTGATTGTGAGAGAACTTATTCTATATCTAGTAATACGCAATGTTTAAATAGGGTACACCCTAAAAAGACATTTTATAAAACACTGTTTTTTGTGCAATATTACAATAGATTTTGCATAGCATTCCTTTGATTACTGCCGAAGGCCTACGACAAACAGCGACCAGGCAAGGGCAGCGGTTCCCATGGGGCGTCGGGCTGACTTGCCAGCGTCCGCACTGGATGACCGGGAGGGGGTTATATATAGACCTCTGGCTGGCGTAGTCAGTTCCCCGAGTTTCCGAAAAAACAAAAAAGCTCTCCTTAACATGGCAGGGATAGTGATTGCAACACGAAAAGCAGTAAGCCTTAACTGTTTCTCTGCCATACTAAAAATAAGGCAAAAAAAAGAAAGAGGTTTTTATTCCTCTTTCTTAATATCATCCATTGAAAGTTTTATGACATGATCTGGATTAGTTTCAATAATCAATCGGCAATCGAGATAATCCAGTATTTCAATCAGTTCATCTGCCGATATGCTGTTTCTTGAAAATTTATTTGTCAAAGACTGCGGTAATATTCCAAGATGATTAGCCAATTGAATATTTGTAACTTGTTTTAGTTTCATGATTTGTTTAATTTTTTGAGAAACGATAAGAATCACCTCCTAATACTTATATCATAATCAAAATCGTTTAATCAGTCAATTAAAATATTTAAAAATGATTATATTTTACTTGAATATATAATCGAAATGATGTATAATTTTCTTATAAATAAACGGGAGGGATTATACATGAAAGTAGGATATGTAAGAGTTTCAACAGTAGATCAGAATGAAGCGAGACAGATTGAAGCAATGAAAGCAGATGGTGTTGAGAAAATTTATATGGATAAAAAATCTGGGAAAGATTTCAATCGTCCAGAGTATCAGAAAATGATTGCTTCTCTTCAGAAAGGTGACATTCTGGTAATCCATTCGATTGACCGACTTGGAAGAAACTACGAAGAGATTATTACTGAATGGCGAAAAATCACAAAAGAGATTGAAGCGGATATTATTGTACAGGATATGCCGTTGCTCAATACTACGCAAAACAAAGACTTGACAGGAACACTGATCGCAGACATAGTTTTGCAGCTTCTCTCATATGTAGCGCAAAGAGAAAGAGAAAATATTCGGCAGCGTCAAAAAGAAGGTATTGCAATTGCAAAAGCCCAGGGCAAATACAAAGGCCGTTCCAAAAAAGAGATAGATAAGGAACTTTTCAATGAAACTAAACGTAGCTGGCAAAGAGGGGAAATAACTAAAGTACAATTTGCCGAGATTATGGGAGTTTCAAGAAGCACGCTATATAAACTTTTAGAGGGGGATAAAGATGATTGATTTTACAAATAAGTGCATTGTTACAGAAAACAATGTTGAATCAGAACAGTTGCTTAAAAAAGCAATAGCTCAAGGGTTCAACTTGCCAAAAGGCCAAAAAGCAATGGAATCACATAGATATTTTCATTTTATTGGAAGTCCATATAAACATGTTGTGGCTCCTTATGAAGTAAGCTCCAGTGACTTCAACAAGGCGGTTAGATATTCGGAGTTGTTCGGTGATGAGCAAGACGAACTAAGAAAAATTGTTGATTCAGCTGCAAGATGGTGCCGGGCATATGGATATGAACATTTGAATGTATATGCAAACGAAGAGCTTGAAAGCTATACAGGAAAAGCCATTGCAAAGACAACAGACAATATCATACAGCGTGTTGATGTTGAAATAAAGAAACCACGTAAACTGACTGTTTCAGAGTTGGAAGCATACTTAGGATATCCAATTGAAATTGTAAGTTGAGGTAAATGCTCATGAAACCAAACTCACAATCCGAATCCATCCGCATCCGATTTTCCGAAAAACAGAAAAAAAGGCTCCTGGAAGAGAAGAACCGAACAGACAGGAGCGTATCGGATATTGTAAGACAGGCAGTTGATGAATATTTTGGGAGGAAAAGACGTGCTTAAATTTTTTTCAAAAAATAAAAAAGGCGTTTCAGTTCCAGAAGAATACGAAAAGAAATTCCCGAATGCAGATACCAAACGCATAAGGAAAGACAATATAGTTGTTCATTCGAGTGGAATATGTGCAGATGGGAAATTTTACAACACAGAAAATGCAGAAAAGATATTTACCGATAATATTGACTGCGACCATTACGGATATACATGTTATTCAGAAAAGACTTATTTTTTAACAGCAAAGGGAAATTGGTTTTCAGCATTTACAGTTATTAATGGCTATAGAGAAGAGAACCAAGAAGAAAATACAATAACAACGTGGGTACATATTGCTTATGGCTCTTTGCAAGTTGAAGACAAAGAAAATATAAAAATATTATTGGGAAGGAAAGACATTGACCTTTACAAGAAATATTTCGGGGAGGTGGAAGAAGGATGATGAATTATTTTTTACACAGTATTGGGAATGATGTCCGTTCATGTGAAAAAGAAGAGTATATTCCAAGAGATGCTACTGGAATACTTAAAGTACAAAACGGAGAAGTATTTTCAAAGGAAAACGGAGAATGGAAAAAGTCATCCATTCTATACGCACCAATAAGTGATAACAAGGATAGTCTTCCCGAATCTCCCATTGATGTAGCCTCTATGCTTATCAATGCCACAGTAACTAACGAACTACCGACTGAGAAAATTCCACTGTCTTCATTATTGGAGCAGAAAACATGGGAAATTCCAAAATACAACATTCTACAGTTGGAAGAGATTGCGAAACACCTCCTTCTCTACTGTGAAACTAAAAGAAAGGGGCGCGAAGATGTCTTTAGTAAAAATCACAAACCCCAACCCCAATGATTGGCTCGGCACAAAATATTTCATTGATGGAAATGAAGTTCCGAGAGTAAGATCAATAAATTTCCATACCGCAGTAGATGAAATTCCAGTATTTGAGTTTGAAATGATGGATGTTCCAGACATTGAAATGGAGTGCTTGGCACAAATTAGTGTCACTTCTCAATCAATTACTGATGCAATTTTGGTTTTAAGACACGAACTGTTACAACATGGAGAAATTTACAATGGATTCAAATCAAGCCTAAAATCGGCTTTAGAATCATACAATTACTGTGGAATGCCATTTGAGCCAGAAGAAGAAATTGCAGAAAAAATTTTGGACTTCTTAATCGGGGAGGAAAAAAACAATGAATGCACTTAATGTAATCGGAACAGCTGTAAATCTTGCATTTTTCGTTCTGGTTCTTGCCGGTACTTTGGCTATACTGGACGAAGAAGGAAAGACAAGCGTAATACAGATTTTATTCTGTATTTGTTTAGAAATATGTTTTGCACTGAATATTTTCTTAATTTGCACGAGGTGACAAATGTATCTACCAATTCCAATTGGAATTATCCCGATTGAGTTAATCGAGAGGGTTAAATTCATAAAAGCGCCGCTTCGACTTAATCCATGTAGGCTCGGAAAAGCCTATGAAAGTGATAAGTCGAGGCATCCAGAGTAGCGTAAGTGCTAATTACTTATTATATTAATTACATAAACTTATATATCACGACTTCCCCGGTCTTAATGGTGCGCCGGGGTTGATGGGCTATCGCCAAGAGGTAAGGCACAGCACTTTGACTGCTGCATTCGCTGGTTCGAATCCAGCTAGCCCAGTTTGCAATATTTATCATATTGCAAATATTTTTCTTTTTCATACAACTTTCGCTTCGGCCTTCTAGCCCAACGGGGCTGATTAAAGGGGCTTCAAATGTCCCGGAAGACTTTCTGAAATCCAAAAGCGTTTCAGAAAACCTTTGTTGCAGCTGGCGGTCAAGAACTGCAACAGTGCCGGATTGTTTGTCATGGCGGTCAAATAATTCGGTATCTTAGGAAGCTTAGTTCAGCGGTAAGAGCAACGGCCTCATAAGCCGTAAGTCCTGGGTCCGAATCCCAGAGCTTCCATTTCTTCTAAATGCCATTCATCCGTAATATGGGTGGAAAAAACTTCCAGTTGAGCGTGTGGATTAGGTAAATTTATAGGTGCGATACGGCGTAGCCTAAATGGATCTGATTTCCCGGCTGGTATATCTCGGAGTTAAAAACATTAACGCAGCGCACGTTAATAAAAGGAGTTTTCAAGAGATGCCGTTCAAAGACGCATAAAAATATCCAGTGAATCTACAGCACTAAAATTTGTAGATAGTGGAAAGCATAACACGATAAACCTATTGCTAACCCGGTTTTTCCGGGTTATGTGGAACCTATCGGCTATAGGGCGAATATCTATAGATATAAGTTTCCTAGTTCAACTCTAGGAGTTCCGCACGGCAGGATAGAGAAGCGGAATCTCACATGGCTCATATCCATGGAAACGGCGGTTCGAATCCGTCTCCTGCTATTCCATCTACCAAGTGTAGATAGGAAATCTGACTTTAGCATAGCTATTGTTGGTTTTTAGACGAGGTAGCTCAATTGGACAGAGCAATGAGAATATTAGTCATGTTTGTGACTATAACAGCAATTTACTCCATTACAAGGCATAGGTTGGTGGTTCGAATCCATCCCTTGCCACTGCCCCGGTTATCGGTTATGGAAAACCGATTAGAACATGTTTGTGTTCTTCACTGCAAATAATTTTATAGGTTCAAATCCTGTCGGGGCAATTATGTGATGCTTACAGCAATTATTTTGGGCATAACTGCTAATTATGAAACCTAAAAGCATCATGAAAATTTATTGGACGCTTACAGCAACTCACTTAAATAAAATCTAATTCGTATATTTTATATTTTTGTGTCCTGAAAGGAGAAAGAACATGGATTTTGCAAATGCAATGAAAGAAGAAAGCAAGTTTACAAGAACTGAAAACGGAGCAGTTGCGCTGAATACTACAAGCGATGCAAGACTTGACCTGTTCGGAACTATTGGTGCATTGAGAGAAGCTGATGAAAATAGAATCACCACTTTATTCTCAGAAGCATTTGCACAGGATAAACTCTTTGCCACAAAGATTGCTTTTTATGCAAGAGATATTCGTTGTGGGCTTGGAGAGAGAAAAACTTTCCGAACCATTATCCGTTACATGGCTGAACATCATCCAGAAGCACTTAGACCGAATCTTGACTTGATTGGAGTATTCGGAAGATATGACGATCTCTATGAACTGATTGAAACACCACTGGAAGATGACATGTGGAAATCCATGAAGAAACAATTTGAGGAAGATTTGAAAAATCTCAATGAGGGAAAAGCAATTTCATTACTTGCTAAATGGATTAAAACAGCCGATGCAAGCAGCAGAAAAACTAGGAAGTTAGGAATCTTGACTGCACAGAAGTTGGGTTATCCAGTCTACAACTTCAAGAGGATTGTTCGTAGCATGAGAAAACAGATCGGTGTTGTTGAAAGCCTTATGTCTGCCGGTAAATGGAATGAGATTAAATATCCAGAAGTTCCGAGCCGTGCAATGATGATTTATCGCAGAGCTTTTGCAAAACATGATCCAGATGGATTTAATGATTTTATTAATAAGGCTGATAAAGGAGAAGTTAAAATCAACGCTTCAACTTTGTATCCTTATGACATCGTGGAAAAAATCCTTTACGGACAAGAGAACAATAAAGTTCTTGAAGCACAATGGAAAGCACTACCAAATTACATAGAACAGGGAACAAATGCTTTGATTATGGCTGATGTGTCTGGTTCGATGTCTTTGAATGGCGGCAGACCGCTAGCCACTGCAATAGGACTGGCAATATACTTTGCCGAAAGAAATGTTGGGGCATACCACAATTTGTTTATGACATTTTCCAGCAATCCAGAAACAGTTGTTTTAAAAGGTGAAACCCTTTCACAGAAAATCAATAATGCTAAAAGGGCAGATTGGGGCAATAGTACAGACCTTAAATCTGCATTTGAAAAGGTGCTTGATATAGCAGAAAAAAATAATATTTCACAGGAAGAAATGCCAAAAGCTATTGTCGTAATTTCTGATATGGAAATTGATTATTGTGGAAATCGCGATTGGTCATTTTATGATAAAATGGCAAACAAGTTTCATAAATCTGGATATGTTATCCCAAACATTATTTTCTGGAATGTAAACAGCAGACACGATATATTTCATGCAGATTCCCGAAGAAAAGGTGTACAGCTTGCAAGTGGTCAGTCGGTATCAGTTTTCAAACAGGTATTGCAGAATCTTGGATACAATCCGATTGAAGCTATGGAAAACACAATCAATTCAGAGAGATACACTTGTATTACTGTTGAATGAAACAAAAGTGAAATCCATCCCAGTTCCTTTGAAAATAACTGTCCGTGACAGGCGGTAATAAGAAACATAGCTCAGTGGTAGAGCAATGATATTGAATATCATGCGACACAGGTTCGATTCCTGTTGTTTCTATCTGGCAAATTGCCATTGCCAGAAGTTGCATTTCCCCATTAAAGTTCCAGTGTTTCTCGTTGGGAGGTTTATGCCGTTCAAGTCGGCACACTGGATTTTTCTAAATCGAGGTAATTTATGAAAGAAAAATGTTGTAAGAATTGCAGAAAACATGATGACTTCACATGTGTTTGTTTCAATGGTGATAGTAAATATTGTGCAGACTTTACGGGATCAGAGTTTTATTGTGAGTTTTGGAAGGAAAAGAAGATGGAAAACAAGGAGGCATAGTACCGATGAGTGAACTTTCTGAACTTATAAATAGAGGTGGTTTAATCGATGATTTTAGGATAGAAAAATCCCAAGATGAGCCACCTGTAGAACCAATAAAGTTAGCTGTTTGGTTAATTAACAGAGGGTTAAAAGAAGGTATTCGCCTGTATGGGAATAATGACCTTAGAAAACTTGCAAATTACTTACTGATTTACTGTGGTGATGAAAATGATTGAGGTATATGGGAAAGAAATAAAAGATGAATGTTCCAAGTGCGGAAACATTCTTGAATGCGAGTTATTCAGGCAAGGGCATGGAATAAAACAGGAACGTGAAAATGTAGCAAAGATGATCGAGTGCCAAATGAAGCACAGGGAGAGGAGGGAATTTGAATGCTAAATTTACTTGATAAACGCAATTGCCCTGTTTGCGGTGGAATATTGAAATGTGAAAATGCCGATTTCACAAACCCTTTTATAGAAAAAGGACTCTTTTTAAATGTGACATGGCAATGCACCAATTGCGGCGCTGAATATACTGCAAAACTTGAATTAACACCAAACGGATATGAGGTGCAAGACCGTGAAGCACATATTGATGTAGAGGATAATTTTTCAGCCGAAAAATTTATGCTTGGAAGAGACAATTTTCGAAGACAGAGGTGGTAAATATGAAATTTGAGGATATGGCAAACTGGACAGAAGAACAGTTGAAAAATGAAGTTGTTCGTTTGGCTGATGAATGCGAGAAAAAACAGCATATAATCCTGGACTATAAAGCTTTATCGGAGACACTTAACCAAAAGCTTCTTGAAAATGATAACTGGAAGATTCCGATTGATGGAATTGAAAATGTAGATACTGGTCATCCATCTATAGAATGGTATGAACAACGCCACCAGGATGACTGTATTAGAATCAACGAGTTAACTGTTACTGTTGACACATTGGTTGACCGATACGCTAATTTAAGGAAAAACAAAGGGATATGCTGATATGGGCGAAAAGGAAGAATTAAAGCATTTCTTTACATGTAATGGTGAAGTGATTGAATAAATACCAGAGATTTCAATTTCGGATGGTGCTTTTGTTATCGAAGGCGGTATTCTTCACAGAAATGAGGACGGTACACTTTGTAGCATAGGAAAGCCGTTAAGTATTGAATTTGAATGTAAATTAAGTGATGAACTATTTTGGACACTATTTGCCCCAAATCGAATAAACAAGAACAATTTCCGTAAAATGCATGGCATTCCGAAACGGAGGAAAATTAATGGATCAAGAAAAAATAAGCATTGAAGAAGCCATGAAAATTGGTTTTAAGAAAATACCAAATAACTGCTTAAAAATGAATAAAAAGCCAAAATTTAGACAAATTGCTGGAAGAAAAGGGAAACGGAAATTTGATAATGTTTTTAAATCTGTTGCGCGGCGAATGATAAAAAGGGCAGCCAAAGAGGGAAGACCAATAAAGCATAAAAGAAATAGAAAGGTAAATAAATGAGCATTAAGTCAGCATTAGAATCCGAAGGAATAGATTTTTCTGAATACATGAATCCACCCGAGCCGTGGAATGGACAGGCATTGATACGGAATATTAATGGAGCGAAATACGCCTGTTGCCCGTTTTGCCAGAAGAAAGCCCTTCTGATTAGCCCAAACACAAAGATTCAGCACTTGAAGCTGAAATGTAAGGGAAGCAATTGCAAAAAAGAGTTTGAGGTGAATGTGTAAAACTTGGAGGAAATATTAAATGCAAAGTATTAGACTAATTGATAGAGATACAGACATTTCCAAATTAAAAATACATAAAATGTACTGGGACACGGTAATTAATGGGGAACCGTATTTTGTTGTTTTAATAGAAGGCTATATACATACAATCGGTGGGAAATACGGAAATAACAATTTATGGGCTTATCCAAGAAATGAAAAACCAAGTTTTAAGAATCTTATTCAATTCGATGGAGAGCCTGTATGTTTGGGTATAAATTATGCACCTTACAATCATGCAAGATACAGACATGGTGAATTTGAAGCAAGAACAATTGGAAACGTGTTTATAACCAGAAACGGCGAAAAATTCTGTGATGTAAGAGGTAGTATTGAACGTGCGAAGTGCATGATTGATGATTTTTTAGAGCACCCAATGAATTTGAATAAAATTGATTTTGACAAAAATGTTATCGGAAGAAAAGTTTGGTGGCGTAGCGAACCAGCCGTTGTAACAAGTTATATTTCTGGACAGGCGTGTGTCATATTGGAACCAGATGGAATACCACAATTTACAACACCGGCAGAATTTGCAGATGATGGGTGTGAATATTATTTTGATGGTGATGTAAAAGCAGATATTCTTGATAAACATATTTGGTGGTTTAGAAAATAATGTAAATTTATTTGAGGTGAATGTATGTACGAATTTAATCATATTCCTATCAAAATAATGGAACTAGACAGGGAATGCTATGCAAATATTGAAGTAGATGAAATCATGCTTACTTCATATCCACCTCAGTATAAAACCATTGTCACTATAGAATTGGATTTTATCTTATTGTGTGAAAAGTTTTATACCGTTCAGATCAAAAATGATATTCCTAGAAAGTATTATGCCGGGAATATGTCAAACAAATTGATTATGTGTGAAATGGACGATAGAACTCTTTCTGAATGGGAAAAAGCCATTATTAATTCAGAAAAACATGACAAGGAAAACCCATGCTATATGAGTGTTTTTCCGAAGACAAAATCAGAAGAAATGATTGAAAAGCTTGACAATGCGCAAGAGAATCTAATAAAAAATCAATTTGATATTGACGAGTTTATCAGACAGTACGATAGGTATGAGTTAGCTTGTATTGCACATAAAATCATTAATTTTTTGTATGAGGGCGAAAATGATGAACATGAAAAGAATTAAGTGTTTTTTCACTGGTGGTCATATGTTTAAAAGTTCGGATACAGAATCGAAATGTAATGACAAAGAAAAGACTTGCACTATTACAGAAACTTGCTACAAATGTGGGAAGAAGTACACTGCCGTATTCACTTACAAACAGTTAGGTGTTCCAGGCTGAGGTGATTGTATGATATGGAACGAAGAAATATCCTTTGATGGATTCCAAAAGAAGATTGATGAGTGGTACAAGGATAAAGACTTTGAACTTTGCGACCCGCCTATCAGTGCTCAGTTTGCTTTAGACTTGATCTTCAAGACATTAGTAGATGATAGAGAAGATTATCCATATCTCACAACTATGTCAGAAAACGTAGAACAGACAAATAGCATTATGCTCGATTTAATTCTTCGGAAATACAGCCGCAAATACAGAAAATACTTGAAATCAAAAAGAAAGATGGTGAGCAAATGAACAAAATCAGAAAAATATGTTGGATAAGTGCGAATTTCATAATATTCAAATGGGTAGCAGATTATTTGATAGCCACAATTCAAATGATGATTGAAAATCATTGGGGATTTTCGGCAGTACCATTACTGTTTATGGCAGTATTCGCAGAGTGGAAAGTAATTGAAAATATTTTTTCAGAATTAAAAAGATGATTTTATCAAGAAAGGATATGTATGACAAAACAAGAAGCTGTAGTAATTGAAACCTATACAGGAATTTGTATGCTTACAGGGGATGACCGAAAACTTGCATACGAATACGCAGAAAAACTTTTAGGTCATCCGATATATACACATGAATTTCCAAAATATGCTGACAAGCTGAAAGAACTTAGTAAGTCAGATTTTATTGAAATTTGCAGAAAGTTAAGTGATTAAATTGTATGGTTCAAATTAAGAAACATTCCGTGTATACATCCATAACCAGATGGATTAGAAAATTGTAGATATTGTGAAAAATATAGTTTTGAAAAATATTTAGAATACAAAAAACAAAAAGAAAAGTCAAGAGAGCCACATGAGAGCCAGACTAAATCCTAAAATGAAAGGAGGTCTGGCTTTTTTTATGCAAAAATTCACAGAAGGTTCGCTTGAATGGTATCGGACGGTCCTAAATCAGATTATCAGTAGTGACATGACAATCTATCAGAATCAAAAAGATTGCCTTGATTTGCTCTTAAATATGAATATTGACCTTCCTTTCGACAAGAACCAAGAAGCACGGAAAATGGCTATGAAAGTAAGTCAATACTCACATAACATAGCAGAGAAGTGTGCCGCATTAACTGGCAGTGGTGATTTTGATGATATCTACTGGCAGTATTTGTTACTAGAAGCACCACATTTATTTGAAAGTTACTTGCTTTATATGGAAAAAAATAGACCAGACAGCAAGAAATTTTATATTCCACGAAGAAAAACACTACATGTGGTAGCCCAAGACCTACAAGATTTGGAAGAAAGAAAGATAGAGTTTTATGGTTTATCGCTTCCAAGCCGTGTTGGAAAATCTACTATGTGTATTTTCTTTATGTCTTGGATAATGGGTAAAAGACCGAATAGCCATAGTGCCATGGGTGGTCATTCTGGAAAGCTGGCAAAAGGATTTTACGGAGAACTTCTTAATCTCATTAATACACAGGAATATAACTACAGTGAAATTTTTCCACAGTCGAAACTTCAAAAACAGAGTGCTGATGATTTTGAAATAAACCTGGACAAGCCAGACAGATTTGCAACAATGACTTGCCGTGGTATTGAAGGAACTTGGACGGGTGCCGTTGATATTTCTTCTGATGGGTATTTGTACGTGGATGACCTTGTAAGAGATAGACAACATTCATTAAGCCCCACCCGATTAGAAAATACATATCAAGAATATCTGAATAAGATGGTTGACCGTAAGATTGACGGCGCAAGGGAGCTTATGGTTGGAACTAGATGGAATTTATATGACCCTCTCGGAAAAATCGAGAAGCTAAATCACGATAATCCAATGTATCGGTTTAGAAAAATTCCAGCTTTGAATGATGAAGGTAAATCGAATTTCGATTATGAGTATGGCGTTGGATTTTCAACAAAATATTATGTCGATATGAAAGCTAGGTTAGACGCTAACGAATGGGAAGCCAAATATCAGCAAAAGCCCTTCTTACGTGAAGGAATTGTGTTTGCAGCTGACGAATTGAGATATTATAACGGCGTTCTTCCAGAAGGTGGATTTGTTAAAAATGTTTCTGCTTGCGATGTTGCGTGGGGTGGTGGCGATAGCTTATCAATGCCAGTGGGTGCAGAATACGAAAATGGAGATGTGTATATATATGACTGGATTTTTAGCACAGCGCCAAAAGAAGGAACATTGCCATTAGTTGTTGGAAGAATCATGGGTAATAATATTCAATCCATTAATTTTGAAGCGAATAATGGTGGAGATATGTATGCCTATTATGTAAATGAACGGTTGAAGGAACATAAATACGCTTGCAGCACGACAAGTACAAAAGCACCTTCAAAACAAGCAAAAAAAGAAAAAATAAATCAGTATTCCGGGGATGTTAAGCAGAATTTCATATTTTTGGCTCCGAAATATCAAGACAAGCAGTATCAAAAGGCTATGGATGAATTAACGACCTTTGTATATATTGGCGATAATGAGCATGATGACGCCGCAGATGGAGTTACACAGCTTGCAATAACACTTGCTGGAAAAAGATTTGCAGAAGTAAAAGCAACCAAAAATTTTATGTGGGGAAGGAGATAGAATATGATGACTGCAACTCAATATTTACGCCAGATTGAAAATTATGATAACAGAATCAAAAACAAGCTTATCGAAGAAGAACAGCTCAGTTCTCTTTCCACAAGTGTATCTGCAATCCCTGTTGGAGAAAAGGTACAAACTTCTGTAAAACGTGATCCGATGGGAGATATGGTTGCAAAGATATTTGATCTGCGAGAAGAGATTTCAAAAATGATATCCGAATTTTTACAAAAAAAACAGGAAATAGTCCGAACCATAGAACAGGTTGAAGACCCGTTGCTGTACAACATACTATTTAAGCATTATGTTGAGTACAAATCATTGGTTCGTATCGCAGATGAGATGGGTTATTCAGAGATTCACATTAAAAAAAAGCATTTAAAAGCCATAGCAGAAATAAAAAAGATAAAAGGTTTCGAAAGATGATACCGAAGTATACTGAAATATACTTTTAATATGTGTAAAATATAAAGTAGAGCATTGGATTAAAACATCCAGTGCTTTTTATTTTGCAGAAAGGATGGTTCGGCTCGTGAGAAATACAATGAATTTTGTAGATTTATGCCGAGGTGAATTCGGTAGAAAAGTAGCCTACACAGGCGTTGACCGAATCACTCCACAAAATGTAGTAAAAGTAGTATCAGATACAATTGGCATACATAATAAAAATCGAACATTGATTGATTACTTGTATCGGTACATGAAAGGCGATCAGCCAATATTGTACCGAAATAAAATAGTCCGTCCAGAAGTTAATAACAGAGTGGTTGAAAATCACGCATTTGAAACCGTGAAGTTTAAAGCTGGACAGATTTGCGGGGAACCAATCCAATATGTATGTAAAAAGAAAAATGCAGACAAAAAAATAAATGAGCAAGTTGATTTGTTGAATGATTATCTGGATGAAGCCAATGCAGATGCAAGAAACATCCAGAGGGCAATATACCAGAGCGCAACAGGAACTTCCTATAAGGCTATTCTGAAAGAAGAGGACTGGACAAAAAACGGAGATTTACCGCCGTTTAGAATCTTTATTCCATATCCAGGCGATTGTTACATTGTATACTCACAGAGAAATGGGAAACCAATGCTTTCCGTACAGATTTTAAAAGATGAAGATGAACAGCAATATTATTTATGTTATTCAAAGAACCAGTTTTTTGAAATCAAGAATGGGAAAGTAACTAACTACGGCATCAATGGTTTTGGCGGTATTCCAATTGTTGAATGCCCGAATAATCATGACAGGCTTTCAGATGTTGAAATTGCAATCACATTATTTGATGCAATTAACAAATACCAGTCTGACAGATTAAATGGCGTGGAACAGTTTGTGCAAGCCTTTATGAAGTTCAAGAACTGCGAGGTAGATGAAAACGAGTTTTTGAAAATGGTAAAACTTGGTGCCATCTCTGTAAAAGATACTGGAAATGGCTGTCAGTCGGATGTTGAACTGATGACCGCTGAATTGAATCAATCAGAGAGCCAGGTTGCAAAGGATGATATCTACAATAACATGCTGATTGTGGAAGCAATGCCAAACCGCCAAAGCAATAGCGGAGGGGATACAGGAAATGCTGTATACCTTCGTAATGGATGGGACTTCGCAGAAAGAGATGCAAAATTGGTAGAAGCATTCACCAAGGAAGCTGAAAAGGAATCTGCTAGAATTATTCTGAATATTATCCGTGGTACATCAAATGATGTTAATATCTCAACACGAGATTTCGATGTGAAGATAACCAGAAACCCAACAGACAATATGCTTGTAAAAGCACAAGCGCTTGATTATCTGTTCAAAAATAAAATTCATCCGCTTATTGCATTGATTACTTGTGGTCTTTTCAGTGATCCGCAGAAAGTCTACGAAATGAGTTTACCGTATCTGGGAACTATTTACCCGGAACTGGCAGACCCGGAAGCGGAAATGCAGAAAGCACAGCAATTACTTGACGGAAAGTTTCAAAATCCGTCCAAAACAGAACCAATGGCAAATTCTCCATCTAACGAAGAATGAACCAAATTTCGATTATTTAAGGAGTTTTAGAGAAATCTAAGGCTTCTTTTTTAATACCCAAAATCAAATAAATTGCAACAGCCCGTGAGCGTAAATCGGGTACAGACCATGTGCGGAGCGAACCGTGTTGAAAAAGCGTATTGGACTGGAAGAAAGGAGATTTCAATGACAAGAGAACAGGCAAAACAGGCACTTATCGGTATGGGAGTTGCAGAACCTTCCGAGGAACAGGTTTCTAAGCTTCTTGATTCTATTTCTGCTGAAACTAAGAAAGAGAAAGACAAAAATGTTTCTCTGAAGGAAAAAGCTGAAAAAGCAGATTCCCTGGAAAAAGAGTTGGAAGAGTTGAAAAAGCAGAACATGACCGAAGCAGAACGGCTAGAAGCTGAACGCAAGAAAGAAAAGGAAGCAGTGGATAAGGAGTTAGCTGATTTGAAAGCTGCGCTTGCAGAATCCAACAAAAAAGCCCTTACCAGTGAAATTACTTCTATGTTCGCAAATGCAGGACTTTCAACCGAAACATACGCGAGTGCTATTAAAGCATACGCATCTGCACCGTATGAGAAACCAGAAGATGCAATGAAAGAAGTCGAAACTTTTGTTAAGGGAGTTTCCGAAGCAAATAAAACAGCACTTGATACCGCAAAAGCAGCTTGGGAGAAAGAAGCATTGGAAAATACTCCGAATCCCGGAGGTGGTAGCGGTGGCAAACAGGAAAAAACTAGTAAAGCGTCTGAGTACGCTAAACAGTATTCGGCACGCATGAACCCAGATGCAAAACCGGCTGATGATAATGCACCAGCTAATTTCTAAGAAAAGGAGATTTTAAAACATGGCTTTCATGAAAATTAAGCAGTACGAATCTACCCCGAATATCCTTGAATCTGAGGTAGGACTTGTACTCAAAACTTACACAGCAGATCAGACAAATGCAGTTGCAGTTAATGACAGAAAAATTATTAAGGCAGGTTCCGTATACCCAACAAACGCAACCGGCGCAAAAGGTCTTGTGTTTGAAGATGTGGATATGACAGACGATGAGAAGCGTCCAATTTCCGTTATTGTTGCCGGACGTGTCCTGGAAGACCGACTTCCCGCAACTGTTGACACAACTGCAAAAACTGAATTACAGGCACTTGGAATTGTGTTTGTAGAAGAAACCGAAGTTGTATTTTAAGGAGGATAATAAGCAATGGCATACAATGTATTAGAAGCAATCAGCGAGGAAGAAAGACTTAATTTCTCCCAGAATTTCTCTGTTAAAAGACCTGGAATCCTTGATACCATTTTCCCGGATGTAAAAACAGATTACTGGAAGGCTGAATACTACAGACTTATGAGCGGACAGCGGCTTCCGGAAATCGCATTTGTACACGCCCTTGACACCGAAGCGGAAATCGGTTCCAGACCTGGTTTTGAAAAGGTGTTGACCGAGAAACTTCTCATTAAAAGGAAGCTCAATCAGTCCGAGAGCTTACAACAGGCTATCGAGAACGGTGTACCAGATAATGAGGAACTTACAGACTTTGTATTCGATGACGCGACAAACCTTTTTGAGGCCGTCCTTGCCAGAACCAAAGTTATGAAAGGACAGGCACTGTCTACTGGAAAACTTGTTATCAAAGAAAACAAAGTGGACATGACTATTGATTTTGGAGTTCCGTCTGAATTAAAAATTACCATTACAGACTGGTCTAAACCAGATTCTGATATTATGGGTGATATTCAGAAAATGGTTCAGCTTGCAGAAGATGGCGGCTATGTTGTCAATAAGGCAATTACCTCTCTTAAAATGATTAACAACATGAGAAACAACACCGGAATGCAGACCGCAGTTCTTGGTGCAGCAAACAAACGTCTTCTGACGAAACAGGAGCTTGCGAACCTTCTCATGCAGGAGTACGGAATTACAATTGATCGCTGTGACGAAAAATTCCGTTACAGAAGCAAAGGCATTGTTAAAACAGGTAGATATTTCAAAGAAGATGTATTTACCCTGTATGAATCTAACCAGGATGGTTCTTTTGGTACTGGACTTTGGGGCGCAACACCAGAGGAAAAAGAGTACCGTCAGTTCATTCAGCAGCAAAACCGTTCCTTTATTACCATGTCCATGTGGGCTACGCCAGATCCAGTTGCAGTATGGACGAAAGCTTCTGGAATGTTCATCCCGGTTGTACCGAAAGCTAACGGCGGTATCGTTATCGGTACCAAGGCGGGGGAATAACCGGGCATAGTCTCGATGAAAACAGCCAGTCACCATCTGTAGCAAGTGCTTATGATGAATCAACACATAAGTATACAGAAAGCGAGTTGTCTAATACGACTGTATCTCAGTTAAGACAACTCGCAAGTGATAACGGCTATGCCCTGACAGCAACTAATAAGGCTGGAATAATATCAGAGATTTTATCTCAGCAAAGGTAGGTGATTAAATGGACGAACAGCTTATAGAAGATTTGACAAATTATCTTGAAGATGATGTAGAAACAGCGAGGATGATTCCTCTTTCAGCAGAGAGGGCTATTCGTTCATTTAAGAAGAAAAGGAATTATCCTTCCTCTTACAGTGATGAGAAAATAAATTCCGATATGGAGAAATGCTATGACTGCATATTTGATTTGGCTCTTTTCTTTCTAGTAAAGCAGGGAGCTGAGTTTCAAGGATCACATTCCGAATCTTCTGTAAACAGAAATTGGACTTCCGAAACTGAAATTTATGTAAATCATGGTGTTTTTCCATTTATCGGATTCTAAGATGGTGTGTGCGTGATACGTCAATCCTCCCACGTATCGCAGGGGTGCTTCAAATTAGGTGGGTAGAAGCAATATCTTAAAAAATGGGAGTGATGGAAAGGAATAGCGATGGGATGTGAACACGAGTGTATCAACGAACACCGCTTGCAAGAATTGGAAAGTGCCGTCCATGAGATGAAAGAAAAGCATTCCAAAAGGGATGAAGGCTTTTTTAATCGTATCAATGCGCTGGAACAGAAAATTGCTTTATACAACAACGATCTGGGACACATTAAGGATACAGTTGACGAAATGAACGACAATTTAAAATCACTCATGGAAAAACCAGGAAAGTTACAGGACAAAATAATTGCTTATATCATAACTGGCATAATTGGTATTGTTTTAGGCTTTGCCCTAAAAGGCATTTTCCCGGTGTAAATATTGATTCCACTACAGGGAGGACAGTGGAATGGATGATTATAAAGACTTTTCGGAAGATGAAAGAATCTTCTATTTGCGTGAAGCTGGATTTGATTCCAGAGAAAAAGAGTTATTCCGATTGCGTGTTTATGAAGAAAAAACGCTTGCAGAAGCTTCAGAAATCATGGGCTACAGCACGAGAACCGTAGACCGCATAAACAGAAAATTAAAGAAGAAAATTATGAAAGTTGCCCCGATGTATTGTCGGGGCTTTTCTTTGTATTCATAAAATGTGGCGTATTTATGGCGTTATCATGGCGTGTTAATCAACCTCTTATTATTGTAAAATATAGTTATAAAAACAAGGGAGGTTTGAGATATGCAGTATGGTAATCCGTATTTTGCGCAACCATTTCAACAAATACAGCCGTATCAAGATAGATTAGCACAATTGCAGAATAGTTATCAGCAGGCAATGCCATACGGACAGGCACAGATTCAGCAACCAATACAACAAATGCCACAAGTACCACAAATCCCCATGTTGCAAGGACAGATGGTTGATGGCATTGATACTGTAAAGGCAAAAGACGTAGATATGTCTGGGAACCCTGTCTATTATCCAAAAACTGACGGTACAGAAGTTTACCGAAAACAATTACAGGCAGATGGAAGAAGTAGAATTTTCACTTATAGACTTGTAAATGAAGGAGAACAACCAGAAAGTAATAACACAAATCAAGTTGATATTGTTTCGCTGATTAACCAACTTCGTGATGATGTTCACGCAGAGATTTCTGAAATTAAAGAATTATTGCCAATACAATCTGAACCGCCCAAGACACAGAAGGGAGGTAATCAGAGATGAATTTCAACCCAAATACAATAATGAAACAAAAAATTCAGCAAATGATTTCTCAAAGGTTCGGAAGTGTTGATAACATGATGAACGATATGAGTAAATTTGCTGGAAACAATCCAACATTAAAAAATGCTCTGGATTTGTACAAACATGGTGATACAGAACAGTTGCATCAAGTTCAGCAAAATATATTTAAAGAAAAGAATTTTTCTCCCGAAGGAATTTTAGAAAAATTTTTAGGGATGAAATAACTTCCCCATAATTGGGTGATTCAGAATCGCTACAATTTGGGATGACAGCCGCGGATGTCTCCTATTGTAAATAAAATTTAAGGAGACTAAAAACATGATGAATGGTTCAAATTATAGTCTTAGCGACATTGCAGCCGCTACAGGCTCTAATAACCGTGCAAATGACATGTGGGGCGGCGATGGTTTTTCCCTTATCTGGCTTGTCCTTATTTTCGCAATCTTCGGCTGGGGCGGTTTCGGCGGCTTTGGCGGCTGGGGCGGCAATGGTGGAAACGGTACAAATGGTGCAGGTTTCCAAGGATGGGCTACCAGAGCGGATATCAACGAGGGCTTTGCTCTGAATGATATTCAGAATGGTATCAGAGGTATTCAGCAGGGCATTTGTGATAGCACATATGCGCTTAACAATACCATGCAGAGCGGTTTCAACGGCGTGAACGTCGGAATGCTTCAAGGTTTTAATGGCGTTCAGCAGGCAATCAATGCTGATACTGTAGCTGGTATGCAGAATACCAATGCATTACAGTCTCAGTTAGCAAGTTGTTGCTGCGAGACCAGAGAAGCCATCCAGGGTATCAACTATAACCTGGCTACCAACACTTGTGCATTGCAGAACACAATGAACAACAACACCAGAGACCTTCTGGAAAATCAGAACAGCAACACGAGAGCGCTGTTAGATTTCTTAACTCAGGATAAGATTGCAACATTACAGGCAGAGAATTCTGATCTGAAACGTGCTGCTTCCCAGGATCGCCAGTCTGCATTGCTCACAACTGCAATGGCTTCTCAGACACAGCAGTTAATCAATGCAATCAATCCGGCTCCGATTCCTGCATTCCAGGTTCCGGCTCCATATGCGTACGCAGGATGTAACACATATGGTAATGGTTGTTGCTAAGTAACTCACCCTTAGAGGTTGACTAAATTCTAAGAGGTGGGTTTCGGCTCACCTCTTATTGATTGAGAGGTAAAAGATATGGCATGTAAGAATGTTTGTAAGCTTTGCAATCACCTTGTGCTGTCTACTGCGATTGCATTCACAGGTGGAAATCTTGTGGTTACTATCCCGGAAGGAAGCTACAATAATGGAGAAAAATACTGCATTGTTTTAGCACAGTCTATTCCAAATACAACCACAATTACCGCCCCAGTAATGATTCAGATAGGAACAGGAACAACTTTGTATCCGCTAGAGAATCGTTGCTGTGCACAGGTTACAGCGTGTGGCGTAAGAACCAGAACAAAATATGCAACCAGAGTAGCTACGAGTGCAACTGGCGGAGTATTCAAGATGCTAGGAAACCCGGCTTGTAGTCCGAGTAATAATTTAACTGCAATTAATGGTACAGCCCCAACAACAGACGCACCTGTTACACAGGCTGTTAGAAAGGGGGCACTGTAATGCATAAAGTTGCAATGGAAATGGGAAAATGGGCTATGGAAAAAGCCAAAACACATGGCTTTGATAATCTCAGTGCTCAAGATTGGGACGATTTGAAAGACTGCATGGAAGCAGTAAAATGTGCGATTTGCGCTGATAAAGATTATCGCATTGTGGAAGCTATGGATGAATGCGAACAGGAAGAAAAGTATCTTGGACGCATGGGATATGACCGTTACCGCTATTCAAATGGGCGTTTCGCTCCAAAAGGTAGGGGAACCAGAAAAGGTTATAGACCATATCTGTACATGGAAGACGATGACTGGATGGATGAGTATTTAAACAATCCAGAATTTGAGCACAATATGTACCGCATGGGATATCATCCAGACCGTAGTGATATGGAAATGGGTGACATGAATCGGAAGAAATCCAGATATGGCGAATCCTATGATAGATACGATGAGAATCGTAGGCACTATCATGATTCCAAAGACACGGAATCCAAAAGAAAAATGGATGATTCCATGAAGGAGTACACATCTGACATTATCCGTAATCTTACAGAGATGTGGTCAGATGCAGATGCGACTCTTAGACAGTCGATGAAAACCGACTTAACTCGTTTGATACAGCAGATGAATTGAATATGAAATGAATTTTGCCCTTGTTACAGGAATGTAGCAGGGGCAGTTTTGTTGAAAGGAGAATTATTATGAAGAAATTATTTATTAGTCAGCCCATGAGGGGCAAGACAGACGAAGAAATTCTTGCAGTAAGAGAAAAAGCGATTAAGAGCGCAGAGAAGCAGATTGGTGAACCTGTAGAAGTAATTGATTCTTTCTTCCAGTCAGCACCAGTTGACGCAAAACCACTTTGGTATCTGGGTGAATCCCTTAAACTACTGGCAGAAGCAGATGTGGCGTTCTTTGCTAAAGGATGGGACGAAGCCAGAGGATGCAAGATTGAGAATACTTGTGCTATTGAATATGGCATTGAGACCGTTATCGAAGATTATACAGCATAAGCCAAAAAAGGATGGTGAGAAACCATGCTAAAACAATTCTATATGAACGGGGACTTATGGAGAGTTCACTTTGTGTCACCTTATGATAATGTTTTAATTGACCGCACAGGCCAGAGAACACTTGCTGTATCGGATTATTCCACAATGATAATTTCAATTGCAAATAATCTATATGGGGAACTTCTTAACCGTGTGTTTATCCATGAGTTAGGGCATTGCGTAATGTTCAGCTATGGTTTACTGCCAGAGCTTCACCGCATGGTTAAGAAACGATATTGGGTGGATGCAGAGGAATTTGTATGCAATATTCTGGCAGACTACGGACAGTTTGTTATTGGCACAGCCAGAGATGTTTTGGGAAATCAATTTACATACGTTTCGCCTGTTGGAATGGAAAGGATGATTGCATGAGAGTATTAAGATTTATTGTAAATAATCAAAGAATTTATCCAGATCCCAAGTGTGATTTCTCTGGGCTGGTAAAGGGCACGACTGGATATCTTAAAGCATTGTTTATCTTTTCTCAAGAGTGGAACGGATGTAAAATAGCTGCTTCATTTTGGAGAATGGAAAAAGAATACCCAGTAATACTGAAGAACAATCAATGTGAAATTCCGCCGGAAGCCCTTACTTGGGATTATTTTTCGGTATCTGTCACTGGCGTAAAAGATAACGGAAAATACATTATAACTACTGGTAAAACTAAAGTATCACAGAGGGGGTAGAACATGGCAACAGCACTTGATTTACTTATGAGCACAAAAGAAGATGTTAATTTGCTTTCTCAAGAATCCGATATATGCACAATTGACGCTAAGACAAGGGCTATTTTCGTGCCCTCTACAATCGTAGTTGGTGGGGTGCAATCTGACAAGAATGCAGAACGTATTAAATTTTCATGTCCAAAAATTGTAGGAGATAATCTTGATTTATCCAAATTTTCAGTCAGAATTAACTTTGAAAACGTAAGCAGTGTGGATTTTAATGTTTCTATCAAAGACCAATACATTTGTGATGATGTAGCTGTAGATGGCGAAAATGTAACTTTTTCTTGGTTGATTGGAAGAAATGCAGCAAGGTATATGGGAACGGTACGTTTTATTGTTTGCGCTGTTAAAACGGATTCCGATTCAAATATTAGTGTTGAATGGAATACCACAATAGCGGAAGTACCAGTGCTAGAGGGTATCGAGATTGATCAACCACAGATAGGACAGGAAGAAAAAGATGTTATAAATCAGCTTTTGGAGCTTACTAAAAACACATCTGCGGAAGCTGTTCAAAATGTAAATTCCGCAAAAGAACAAGCTATTAAGGACATCCAGAGTGTATCACAGCCAGACACTACATTGACTATAGAAGGTGGGCTTGCAGAAGCAAAAGCAACGGGAGAAGCTATTGGTTCGCTAAAGGAAGATATAGTTGCCAATTCAAATGAATTGTATAATAAAGAAAAGGAAGAAATTGCTGTCGAGCCGTCTGATTACAACTTATTAGAAAATAAAGTTGCGTATATTGATACTAATAATGAAATTATGACATATGAAAACGCAAACGCTTATGTGATGCACAAAATCGTTATTAGTGGAGAAAAATATAGAATACTGTCACAAACACATGGTAGTGTAAACACATTGTTATATGCTATATGTGATTCGAACGGTAAAGTGATAAATTCAGCAAAAATGGGTGTATCGCCAAATACTTATATCACAACTGAAATATCAATACCATCGAATGGTGTTGAATTATATTTGAATGAATTTCCAACACAGACATATCCCTTAGTGGTTAATAAAATAGAAACTATAAATATTTCTAAAATAAATGGAAAAGAAACTGTAAATTGTTGGGGTGATTCACTCACTCGTGGAGTGGGTGTTGGTGATTCATATTCTAAAGCATTCCCATATGTTTTATATGGCTTACTTGATGGTAGAGAAGTGATTAATTGTGGTGTAGGCGGAGAAAATACGATTAACATAGCTTCAAGACAAGGTGGTTTACCAAATATTGTAAAGCCATTTACCATACCTGCAAATGCAAGTAAAGTAGAAGTTAAATTAACTAACATATATGGTGGCAGTACTGGCATATTGTTGCAAGGTGGTTCGGCATTAGACCCAACGACAGGTAAATATGTTATGACCGCACAAATAAATCCCTGTTCTATCAATGGAGTAGAGGGTACACTTACCTATGAAAATGGAAAATATTATTTTTCTCGTTCCGAAAATGGAGAGTCCGTAATTGTTTCTCGCCCAACTCCCTTAATTACTTATGCAATGAAATCAATGCGTGATAATATTAACATTATATGGATTGGAACTAATGGTGGGTTTACTACCTCAGCCGAACTGATTGAATGTATAGAAGCAATGATTGACTATATGAGTCCTATCAACAAAAAATATATTGTGATTGGAATCCATCACTTAGTTAGTACAGTTACCGAAACGTTTGAAACGATAGAAAAAAATATGGCAATGCATTTTGGTAGGCGTTATATAAATCAAAGAAAATATATGATTGAATATGGTTTATCTGATGCGGGAATTACACCAACGGTTGAAGATACAACAGCCATTTCAGAAGATAAAATACCACCATCTTTATTATATGATACTGTTCATTATAATGATAAAGGCTACAATATAATTGCTAATCTTGTTGTTGAGCGTGGAAAAGAACTTGGTTACTGGTAATTAACTAAAGAGGGCTTTAGTTAAGTAACCAAATTTAAGAAAGAGAGGAAATATGAGAGGATTAGTCCGTCAAAAGCAAAAAGTATATTGGTCACGAATTACTGAAAAAACAAAAGGATTAGACCGCATTAAAGTTTATGAGAAACCAATTTTATACTCTTTTTCCGTATCATCCACAGCCGGAACGCCGGAAGAAATCGCAGCCGGAATAGTGCCGGATTATGACAGGTATATTACAAGCTTTAATCGAAATTTTCATCCACAGGAAGCGGACATATTTTGGATAGACAGAATCCCACAAATAAGCGAGGACGGAAGCCTTATTTTGAATGAAAATGGAGAACTTACAGTATTGCCAGATTACACGCTAAAGAAGATTTTAGACACACAAAAAGGCAATATTGCTAGATACGGAATTTCCAAGAGAGGGAATGAAGATGGGTAAGACGATAAAGTGTACCTTATCGCAGAAATCAATTCGTAATGCAATTAATGAATTAAAGGCATACCAGAAAGATTTACAAAGAAAGAACGAGCTTTTTGTTAAGAGATTGTGCGAAGAGGGATTACAAGTAATTCAGACCACAATGGAATCCATCCCGGACGAAGAGAAAGGTTCATACTACACCGAGATAATCTATAATAAGAACGGTGACATTACAGGTGCATCTGTTAGGCTGTCTGGTGATAAAGTGTTATTCATTGAATTTTCAGCTGGTATCACATATGGTTCAAACAATTACCCTCTGCCATCTGGTTCTGAATACGGAGTAGGTACATACCCCGGACAAACCCATGCGTTTTCACCTTATGGATGGTGGTATACGGACGAAAGAAGTGGAGAAACACGCCATTCATATGGAAATAGAGCGTACATGCCTATGTATCACGCAGAACAAGCCGTTATTATTGCTGTTCGCAAAATTGCCAAAGAGGTATTCTCTTCTTAAAGAAGATACCATAATATACTGAATGATACTAACCAATTATGTTATGATTACAGTGTTAAATTGTAGCATAACATGCAATACGTTCACTATAAAGGTGGGCGCATTTTTTATTGTGAGGTGACAGATATGCCAGACACAATAGAATCCCCTGTACTGGAAGTTTTTTCAAAATGGGGAGCGGCTGTTTCTAAGATTACTGGCGCAGACAATTATTCCATGGATGGGAGCGAGACAAATGCTTCTGGCAAAAAAGCATATGCACAGCTTTATATGCTCGGAAATCCAATTACGAGAGGTGACCTTGAAGGAGATGAATGCGCAACAATGCCATCATTTCAAGTAAATTGCTTCACATCTGGGAGCAAAGCATTAACCAGATTGTATGAATTGGACAAGATAAGTCACAAAGCTATGGTGAGCATGGGATTTCGTCGCACATACGGACCGGAGCCTATGTTTTTTGGCGACAGTGGAATCAAAAAGCTTATAAGCCGATACAGCCGGATATATACAGGAAAATTACTTTGAAACCAATGAACGCATAGACGTTCTTTTTTTATGCTTAAAACGAAAGCGAGGTGAGATTATGGATCAGATTTTAAGTTATGTAAAGCCAGAATTACTTATTGTCGTTGTAGTTCTTTATTTTATCGGGGTAATGATTAAAAAATCAGAAAATATTTCTGACAAATTTATTCCAATGATTTTAGGAATCCTTGGTGTATTAATTTGCGGTCTTTATGTTTTTGCAACATCTACAGTTTCCGGTTCACAGGAAGCTGCAATGGCACTGTTTACCGCAATTACACAAGGTGTTATCGTTGCCGGATTAAGCACTTATGTAAATCAGCTTATTAAGCAGTCTGGAAAAGAAGAGTAGAAAGGCGGTGATCCGCTATCTCCCGGCACAGGGTTACGTGCATATTACCGATTTTTTGTTTGAAAAAAATTGCTGACCTTAAAGAGTTAAAGGTAGAAAGGAGAAATAATGAGCCGTTTAACAACATTAGGCGTGACTTTTGGTTATGGAGTTGAAACCGAAAAAGGCGTAAAGCCTACAACTTTTAAGCAACTTGAGCTTGCAAGCTCTATTGGTGGAATTTCACTTGATACAGAGCAGATTGACGTATCAGCATTGGAAGATTATATCACAAAATATGCAGCTGGTAGACAGGATACTGGCGGTACATGGGAAATCGAATTTATCATGGATCCAGATAAATCTGTTAAGCAGATTAAGGAACTTTATAGTGCATCTAAGACAGCAAAAGAAACTGGACTTGCAACATGGTTTGAGGTTGTTTTCCCGGATATGACAGATGCATTCTTTGTTACAGCTGAGTGCGGACGTGAGATTCCACTTCCAGAAGTTGGACAGAATGAAGCTGCAACAATGTCCATTTCCCTTATTATCACAGATTACAAGGGACTTGAAACAAAGGTTGCTCTTACAAAATCAGAATGATGTTTTTAATGGGAGGATTATAAAATGGTAACTTTTAATGTACATGGAAAAGAATATAAGGTTGTATTTGGATACGGACTTCTTACAAAAACAGATGTGCTGGACAAGGTGCAGGGGATTACAGATGGAAAAGAGAGAAGCCTTCAGAAGATGATTTCTCTTCTCCCGGAACTGCTTCTTGCTGGACTTCAAAAGAAGCACAAGGAAGAGTTTGGGTATGAAAGTGATTCTGAAAAAGAAGCTGTTCTTAATAAAGTCTGTGACCTTTTGGATGATTACGAAGATGAAGGAACTGAGGAAAATCCGAAAAGCGGATTTGATTTATACAAACTTCTCGACAAAGAATTGGAGAAAAATGGTTTTTTATCCGGTCTTCTGAATGCAGTAGCAAAAGCACAGGCATTGGAGAAAAATGCAACGAAGATTCCACAGGATCACAAAAAGAAAAATTAACTTTTCGAGAAGTTGTTTACCAAGAGATTCTTCCTTTATACCTCTCTATTGGTGTATCTAAAGAAGAATTTATGGATTCTACGCCAGCTGAATTAAAACCTTATCTAGAAGCTGAAAAGATACGGCAAAAGAGAAGAGACGCTGAACTTTGGCAAGCGGGAATTTATGAAACATCAGCCACATTCACAGGTGTTGCAAATGCTTTAATGGGGAAAAAATCCAAAGCAGAGTATCTGAAAAAACCTTTACTGGAATCAGCAGAGGAAGAAAAGCGTAAACAGGAAGGCATACTTTCCGAAGAAGAAAAGAAAAAACAGAGAAACGCACTTTTGGCAAGCTTGCAACTCATGCAGGCGAACTTTGAGCTTAACCATGAAAAGGGCAGGCAGGATGAATAAGTCTTGTCTGCCCTTTATTTTTTTGTAAAAAAAAGGAGGGATAAATAGAATGGCTGACAATACCATTGATACCCTTGATATACAAATTAGCAGTAGTACAGAAAAAGCAGTACGTGCGCTGACTAATCTTTCAAATAAACTCACAAAAGTTAATTCCGCATTAAGCGGAGTTAATACAAATGGATTACGTAGTTATGCAAGGGAACTTGGAAGGGTTACGTCTGCCTTTAATTCTCTAGGAAATGTCCGTACTTCTGGGCTTGATAGTGCTATTTCAAAATTAAACACACTTAGTAAAATCAACCTTAGCAATCTTCAGAATCAAAAGATTAGTATTGATTTGGATATCAAGGGTGGAGATCAAACACAAAAACTGCAATACGCCATTGATAAAACAGTACGTGATATTAAAATTGATACCTCTTCCATTTCAAAGCAATTAATTGAAGCATTTAACTTAAAAGGCGGTGCTGCTTCAAAAGTTCGTTCTCAAATGAACGAACTTGCAAAGGAAATGGCACAGTCTTTTGACGGAAAAGAAATCTCTGGAAATGTTGGAAGCATTGTTGAAGAAATTGGAAATACGATTCTCAAAAGCGGAAGTGTAGTAAAAGCTAATCTTGGAAGCTACTTAGATGGAGCAGAACAAGAATGGATTGATTTCAATAATTACTTCAAAAACAAGAAAATCTATGTTTCCGATATGCTAAAAGCCGACCTTGGTAAAGGCGAATTTTCTGAGATTCTGAAAAACAATCTGAATAAGGTTGTTACAGATGCAACCAAAGGCATTACACTTGACAAATCCTGGCAAGAATTAGCAGATAGATTCCCAACTCTTGTACCAAGAGATACTATAAATGCAGCAGATCAGCTGATTACCATACTTGAAAATATCAAAAAAGTTAGAGAATCAATAAAGCCAGTATCAATAGAATCGCTTTATGGAGAAAACGCTTCAAAAGCATCGGACAAAGTGTGGGGAATGGCTGTCGATTCCACTCAGCAGCTCGCTGAACAGGTAAAAACAAGACTTAATGACGCATTAAAAGGTACGGACGGTCAGCTCCCTATTGATGTAAAAATCAATACGGATAAGATAACAATGGATATTCAGAAGGCAATCAATAAAGTTGCTGAACTGAAATATAACGCTGTAAAAGTCACTCTGGATGTAGATACTACAGGAATTAAAGATGTAGTTACCGGAAAACTTAAAGAAATTGATGCAGGACAGATGACAAGCATTGCCGATGGAATGAAACAGTTTTCAGATTCTTTAAGAGCCATGGGAAATGTTAATTATAAAGCTTCCGGTTTGAACGCAATCATTAATTCCATTAGCAGATTTAGCCAGGTAGATATTAGTAATTTTAATTCTATGAAACTTGGCGAGATAATCACTCAGTTATCTGGATTATCGGCAATACCGGATGTATCTGCAAGTGTTAATCGTTTTGTTAATTCAATGGCTAGACTAGCCAATTCCGGCGAATATATTGCAAATGTATCGACTGAATTACCTGCATTGGGAAGTAGCTTGAAATTTATCACAGAAAGCTTTATTGGTGTTGATGGAATTTCAGATTCCGTAAATAGGTTTGTTCAGTCAATTGCACAGTTGGCAAGTGCCGGCGGTAAAATTTCTCAATCTTCTGGACAACTTGGAACACTAGCAAATGAAGTATTGTCATTCTTCAATGTAATGAGAACCGCACCAAAAATCAGCGAAAACACAGTAAGAATGACAGAAGCTTTGGCACAGTTAGCTACTGCAAGTGGGAAAATAAATAAAGCCACAAATTCTCTTACGAATTCATTTTCGAGATTATCAAATGCCGCAAATGTGCTTGGAAATGCAGGAAGAAAATTATCTTCCATGATTGGCTCTGCAAGCTCTGCACTAGCTAATTTTGGAAATACCGCAACTGTAACCACAAGAAAGACTGGCTCATTAACTTCACAGCTTGCTGGATTATATGCAAAATTCTTTACTGTGACAAGAGGAATTAAAGCACTTTGGAATTCTGTAAAGTCTGCATCTGATTATGTTGAAACATTGAACTATTTCAATTCTGCGTTCGAACAAGTTACAGACGGATTGGACGTGAGCAAGTGGAAGAATGCAGGAGTAAAATCCGCAGAGGAATATGTGGGTTCTTTTGAAAAACGTGCAAAAGAACTGACAAAAAAAATGACTGGATTTGAAGTATCAGATGCAGGTAATCTGACTAGAACAAAAGGCACGAGCCTCGGACTTGATCCGAACCAAACGATGAACTATCAAGCTACCTATGCTCAGATGGCATCATCTATGGGAGCAACAGCAGATGCGTCAACAAAGGTTTCGAAGGCTTTGACTGAAATCGGGGCAGACCTTGCTTCTGTAAAGAACCTTGAGTTCAACAATGTATGGAATGATATGGCATCCGGAATAGCCGGAATGAGCCGGGCTCTTGACAAGTACGGCATTAATATCCGTGTGGCAAATTTACAACAGGAACTTTATAATCTTGGAATTGACGCTACTGTATCAAGTTTAAGTCAATCGGACAAGGCTATTCTGAGAACTATAACAATCTTGAATAGTTCAAAGTATGCATGGGGTGACCTGGCTAATACGATAAATCAGCCGGCAAACCAATTAAGATTACTGCAATCTAATTTTTCGGCACTTTCAAGAACTATCGGTTCATTATTCATTCCAATTATCTCAAAGATTCTTCCATATATGAACGCCTTTGTTATTGCAATTCAGAGAGCTTTTTCGTGGATTGGAAGACTTTTAGGCATCAAAATGTCCGACTATGTTGCCTCAACAGGAAGTGCCGCAGTTGATATGGGAAGTATTGCAGATAGTACAGAAGATGCAGCTTCCGGGCTTGACAAAACAAATGACAATGCGAAGAAATTACAAAAAAGTCTTTCTGTGCTTTCATTTGATGAATTAAATCAATTAAATGATGCAAAAGTTAGCAATTCTTCCAGTTCTTCCGGAAGTGGAGGCGGTGGGAGTACACACCTTCCAGAATTGGATGCTGCATTAGATAAAGCCCTATCAGAGTATCAAGCTGCATGGGATAAAGCTTTTGAAGAAATGAATAATAAGGCAAATGATACCGCTGATCAGATTGTAGCTGTATTTAAGAAAATTCGTAAAGCAGCTAAACCAACCACAGAATCAATCAAGAAACTGTACAGTGAAGGTCTTAGCAAGCTTGGAAACTTCTCTATTACAGCTCTGAAAGATTTGTGGAATAATTATCTGAAACCAATTGGATTATGGATGTTATCTGATAATTCCGGGCTTCCACGGTTCTTTAATATTACGAATGATTTACTGAATAAAATCAATTGGGGTAAACTGAATAGCTCGCTTTCCAGTTTCTTTACAATGCTTCAAAAGCCAACAAAATTTGTTTGGACTGGTCTCATGGATTTCTATGAGAAATTCTTAGTGCCGGTAGGTACATGGACAATGAATAGTGCAATCCCGGAACTTGTTGACGCATTAACAAATTTCGGAAACAACATTCACTGGGACGAACTTAATTCGGCATTGAAAAACTTCTGGGATGCACTTGCGCCATTTGCACAAAATGTTGGACAGGGAATTGTTGACTTCTTCAAAGATTTGCTCGATGTTGGAGAAAATTTCATCAATACAACGCTTCCTGGAGGCTTGAACTCAATTGCCGATGCAATAAAGAATATCAGCCCGGAAACTGCACAGGCAATTGGAAAAGGACTTGGACAAATCTCCATTGCAATCCTTGGATTCAAAGGATTAACCTTTATTGGTGGAATCATCGGAAAAGACAGCCCATTAGGAAAAGGACTTGCTTTATTGGCAAAACATCCTTATGCAGCAATGGCACTTGGCATCAGTGGAATCGTACTTGCACTTGATAATTTCGGAGTTATTGATGTTGACTGGGAGTGGATTTGGAGTAGCATTGACCGTGTAAAAACCTCAATACAGAATTTTATTGATAAGGTTGATTGGAATGCTGTTGGAACTGCTCTTGGAAATTTATGGTCTGCATTCCAACCATTCGCAGAGGGATTTGCAGATGCGTTGATTACCGGACTTGAAGGAATAATTAATATCGGAGCGGACTTAATTAATGGTATTGCAAATGCTATTAATTGGCTGGCTGAAAAATTAAGTGGAGTTGATCCAGAATTTATAAAACAAGTTGGTGCTGCATTCGGAACATTGTTTGCAATCAAAATAGCCAAGGATATTGCCACCAAAATCTTTTCCTTTGCAAGTGGAATCGGTTCATTAGCTTCAAAACTTTTAAATTTCCCACTTGATACCGCATCTTCTCTTCCTACTATCATCGGTGATATTGGTGGAGCAGCGGAAACGGCGGCTACAGGTGGATTATCTTCATTTTCTTCAACGCTTGGTACTATATTTGGAACCGCTGGGATTGTATTTGTCGCAACGGCATTATCCGTTAAACTCGCAAGAGGAATTGCAAGTATTACAGAAGCTGCGCAAGGTGGAAATGGAATTCTATCACAAACAGGTGGTTATCTCCATGATTATACAGGCGAGATGGAAAGTGCTCATAAGATAACGCAAGATCAAGCAGAAGAGCTTTGGAAGTTAATTGAAGCAGATGAAAGTGCCGGAAAATCAAATTCTGAAATGTACGATAGTTTCATTCAGAAACTTGGAGAATTTGGCGTATCAACCGAAGATGCAAGAAAAATTCTCGAAAAATACGGCGCACAGGCGGGTGTATCAACTGGATTTTTGGAAGATATGACTGATAAAGCTGTAGCCCTTGGAGATGGTGTATCTGAATCAGCTGGAAAATTTGACACAACCAAAATCAGTATATCTGATTTGAAAGACGAACTTTATCTTTTAAGTCTTAGCTCTGATCAATTTAGTGAAGACTACTTAACTGCTAAAGATGCTCTTGATAGTGCAATATCTGGAAGAACATATGCTAATACAGAAGAAGCGCTAGACGCAGTTTATACGTCATTAAAAAATGCTGGCGTTCCGTTAGATGAATTAGATGAAAAACTCAGAAAAGATTTTCCAGATGCAGTTGTCACAATGGAAACAAGTGCAAAGAATTCTTTCGATGGAATGAATACATCTGTGAAAACAGCAGTTGGAGGTATTACTACCGCTGTTGCAAATGCTTCTAGCTCCGTATCATCCAAGACAAAAACTGGCTTTGGTCTCGCCAATACCGCCGTAAGCACGGCAATGGCTGGAATGAAAAAAAGCACAGAAAGCACAATGCCTTCCATTTGGTCGAAGATAAAGAACACGAATGATGATGTTGAAACCAACTCTAAAACAAACTGGGGAAATTCTGCAAATGCAGTATCGACAGCCCTCGGAACCATGGACACCGATACAAAAGATGTAATGGGTAAGGTTATGACAACCATTCAAAGTTATTGGTCTTCCGTTCTAATCAATACAAACCAGATTTGGGAAAAGGCTTCTGGTAAAGTTGACACGGAAACTGGGAAAATGAAATCTTATACAGAAACCAATTTGTCTGGGATTTCGGATAAAATTAAAAGGCTATTTAATGTTAATCTTACATCAATTGGTCGGGAAACTGCTCAATCATTCGCTGACGGCATGAAACAAGTACATTTACCAACTCTGACTTATTATATTTCAGAGTGGAGAAAACATGATCTTGGCGGTGGAAGAACCAGTTCTACACCAGTTTACAAGCCTAATTGGTACGCCAAAGGTGGTCTTTTTAACGGCGCACAGGTAATTGGTATCGGTGAAGCCGGTTCCGAAGCCGTTCTTCCGCTGGAAAATCCGCGAACCATGAAGAAGATCGCAGACAGCATTGTTTCCAGTTCAGACGGAAGTATGGGACTTACAAAAGAAGAAATGGCAAAAGCAGTAGCACAGGGAGTTGCAATGGCAATGAGCATGAACAGCGGAAATAAGAATCCGCAGTACATTATGAACAGCATTATTCTGGATGGAAGTGAGATTGCAAAGGCAGTGTCAAAAGCCCAGAGTGATACGGATAGCCGTTTCAAACCGTCCCCGGCATATTGATTTTTGACTGATTGTGTGGTATAATTTCTTTAATGAAGAAGTACACACGGTCTTGATTTTTGAGCCGCTAAGAAGAAATTAATATTTCTCGATTTTGAGGAATTTTTATCTTACTTGGCGGCTCTTTTTTATTTTATCCATCAATATAAGGAGGAATGGAGAATGGGAAATGAAGTTTTAGTAACAAACGAACAGACGCCTATCGAGATTGCACTTCACATAGACGATCAAGGATTCACTACAGCCAAAAGTTTATATAATTGGTTAGAGTTAAATCCAACTCATTATGCTAGGTGGATTAAAGATAATATCACAGAAAATCCATACGCTGAAAAAGAAGAGTATTCGCCTTGCACGGCGAAAACCTCTAAATTAGGTGGAAGACCATCAGAAGATTACAAAATCAGCGCATCTTTGGCAAAGAGAATTTCAATGGCTTCAAAAAGTGAGCGTGGTGAAGAAGCACGAAAATATTTTATAGGATGCGAGCAAGTCTTGAAAAAGCTTGCAGAATCCAATCGGCGTACAGAACTTGAAAGAGCCAAAGGCATAGCAGTAAGACAGGCATTGACAAAGGCAATTCAGCAATCTTCTGAAAACGAAAGAATGCACGGACACGCCTATTCTACATATACGGACGTTATTTACAAGTCCATATTTGGCAAAAACGCCAAGCAACTGAGAGAGGAATTCGGAATCACAAAAAAAGAAAGTATGAGAGATTATTTTTCAGAAGAAGATTTGATGAAAGTTCAGAACGCCGAAATGCTTGTAAGTGCATTGGTTGGATATGGCTGGGGATATAACGAAATTAAAGAATTTATTCTGAATAAAAGTATTAATAAAATTGCTGCATAAGGCTCGATTTAAAATGGAACCTTTTTTCACGGGGAGAAATATCATGTCATATAAAAATTACATCTTAATCCAAAAGCATTTATTCCGCAGTGAATACATTTTTGCAGATACAGAAGAGTATCTGGCAGACCAACTTTTTAAGAATGAGAAAATTCGGGTAAATTTTGGAAAAGAATATGGACATACAGAAGAGAAGTATCTTCTTGTTTCCTGTAAAATCTGGAACAAAGATCAAGGCAAGTTTTTTAAAGCCATGGAAAAGCTGAGAAATAAAATGCCACTGGTCGGGAATACCGATTATGAGGAATTTTGTAAAGATATATTTAGTTTGTTTGAATGAATAATTTTGGTAAAATAAGGCTTTATCTGAAAAGCAAATAGCTCAAATAAGACCTTATTTTACTATTAATGATAGCAAATAAGCATTAAATAAGGAGTAAATAAGGAAAAACAAGTTTTAATTTACGGTAAAATAATTTCTTATTTTTCATCAAATAAGAAAAAATAAGCGTTAAATAATGATTTTATTTACGTGTAAGAATCTTTAAAACTCGTCATAATAGAGAAAATATTTTTAATTTGTAACTTTATTTTGTTTAATGCTAACAAATTATTGGAACTTTTATTTAAAAAATAAGTTGTAACATTACAGTAACGTTACAGTAACGGTATAGAATAAGAAATAGAATAAGAATTAGATTAAGATATAGATTTAGATTAAGAAAAAGAGAAAGAATTATATTTTGAATAATATCTAACGATATTATTATGTCAGATAAATCTGACGCAGAATGGGACAGGGAGGAAACATTATGATATTTTGGCTATCAATAATCATTTTTGCGGTCGGCGTTGTTATTCTGATTGCAAATAGAATAGGCGAATCTTTAAGCTACGAATATGAGTATTCAAGTGTGAGTGGATTTATATTGTCTTTTGGAGTGGTAATTTCCTTTATCAGTGCAATATGGTTCCTGGTAGCTGGATTGATTTTACTTCTCACTCAAACTAATATTACCGCCACCAGACAGGCAAATGCCGAGAAATACAAAGCATTGACTTACAAACTGGAAAGTGAAGCTTGCCGAGATCAATTCGGACTTCTCAACAAAGAAATTATTGACGAGGTACAGAGATGGAATGTAAAAGTAACTTACTACAAAGCAATGGAGGATAACTTCTGGGTTGGAATTTATTATCCAGATGTGTACGGTGATCTTGGAGCGATTGATTATGAGACATATGAGGGTAATTAATTGACATGATAAAATAATCAAATCCGTTTCAAAATCTCTCACCAGATAAAATATAGGAATAAGCCAAGAAAATTGAAATTTGAACAAAGAAATTAATTAATTGTGGAGAATTAAAACATATGAGTCAAATAGGAACAGAACTTCCGACAGAATATTCAGACCGTTTCGATGAATTACGCCAGAATAGGGTTGAGGTAAGTTTTTACAAATATGGTACAGCAAAGGATAACTTCGGGGAGAAGTTGGTAAACGCCTTGGAATCCCACGATATGTGCATCAAAAAGTATCGTGAGACAGGAAACACAGAATATCTTTGCGATGCAGCTAATTATTTGATGTTTGAGTTTATGTATCCTCAAATTCCGGGTGCATACTTCAAGACAACAGACAGCGGAGAAAGTGCCGGAGTTGCCGGAACACCGATTAATCAGCTGAAAGAGAAGTGGTATTAACGAAAAGGAGATATGAAAACATAATGAACAGACCATTATTTGAGCCAGGAGACATTGTACAGCACTTTAAGAGAGAAACCATCAAGGAGCCACGCAACAACGAGTATTTGTATAAGTTTATCGGATATGCCAGACATACAGAAACAGGGGAAGATTTGGTAGTATACAGAGCTTTGTATGGCGGTAAGGAACTATTTGCCAGGCCAACAAAGATGTTTTATAGCAAGGTAGATTGGAACAAATACCCAGAAATAAAGCAAGAGCATAGGTTCGAGAAATATCATGGGGTTCTTTACGCTGATGGACTTTAAACAGACTTACTTTTCCATCTGGCAAGATATATGGAATCTCCACAAGAAGTATGCTTTTATCTCAAAAGACGATATTCCACAGTGGGAAAATCTCACCATGGAAGCAAGCCGGATTCACGATAAATACTCCGATTCGGTTGGCGCAAAATTTGCCGAAGCTCTTTTGTTTGCCGTAACTGCGGAAATTGATAGAAAAGCGAAATAGGGCTTCCAGAATACGTCCAAAGGTGGTACAATATGGGTATCAATTATTGGGAGGTACGTATGTATGAAGAAAGCGAAAAAGTTACTATCGGTTCTGGCAGTCATGTTATTGATTGTCTGTATGGCAGTTCCAGTATCTGCGGCAGGGAAGATTAGTAAGAATAAGACAACGTTACTTACTGGACAAACCTTGAAACTGAAATTGTCTGGAACAAAAGGAAAGACAAAATGGACTTCCAGCAAGAAATCTGTGGCAACGGTAAGTGGTTCTGGAAAAGTAACAGCCAAGAAATCGGGTTCTGCTACAATCACTGCAAAAGTAGGTAAAAAGAAGTATACCTGCAAAGTAACTGTGGAATCTCCAAAACTTAGCAAGAAAAGCCTTACTTTAAAAGTTGGAAAGACAAGTACCATAAAAGTAAAAGGAACTAAGCAGACTGTAAAATGGAAATCCTCAAAGAAAAGCGTTGCGACCGTAAAAAATGGAAAAATTACTGCGAAAAAGGCAGGAACAGCCAATATTACAGCAACCATTCTTGGAAAGAAATTCACCTGTAAGGTTACTGTGAAAAAGGCTTCTAATGGTGGATTTAGCGGAAATACGAATGCCTCCAAAAACAATGTAACGTATCACGCAGAAGCAACGCCAAGGGGAGAAGTTATAATTCTTAAAAATAATTACAATTATGCGGTTTCTGTTGATATTAGTTGTGCTTTTTGCTTGAATGGACAAATAGTTTCAGTAAGTAATCAGTATGATACGTGTGTAATTGAGCCAGGGATGAAGTATGCTACATTAATGACAAATTATGGAAGTCAATGGGATTCTGTAAAAATTAATTTAAAAACAGAAAATGTATCATATTTTGATTTTAATGCAAAGAATATTACGTATACATCAAATTTAGGAACAGAGGGTGTTGTTTTAACAGTTAAGAATAACGGAAAAAACAATCGTGGAACCCATATGGCAGTTGTATACTATAAAAATAATAGAATAATTGGATGTGACGATGGTTTGTTTGCTAATGTTCAAAGAAAAGGAAGTGTTGATTACTTACAATCATATTTTCCAACTGATTTAAATTATAATACAATAATTCCAGATCGTTATGAAGTATACGTGAATATGTCATATGATGTTCGTGATATGCCAGCGCCAGAATGGTAAATAGGAATTAGGCTAGGGAGAAATCCCTAGCCTTTTATAATCCGTTGGTGGAACCATTTCCGTATACACTTGCTTCGGTATCACTATTCGATTGACTGATTGTATCATCGGCAGTTTTTAATAATTCATCTCCTTTTTGCCAGGCATAAGAAATATATATTTTGTTATTTTCTAAATCATCATCATAATCTGATAAATCAGATGCCCGAAGAACTAAAGAAGTATTGTTAGCACCATACCACCATGTATAAATATTTTTTATTCCCCATTGAGTAGTATCGCTCTCTGTTTTATCAGGATTACCATAGACAGATGAAAGTTTTTCAAGTAAATCAGAATACATAGAGTCTATATCTTGCGGTTCAAATTCATATTGTGCACCATATAACAAAGTGTTACTATCATCAAAATCTATTTTATTTTCATTAATGCTATAAGAATAGTAAAAATTCAAGTAAGGAGTAGAATATCCAGCTACATCTACATCTGCAATATCTAATGGCTGAGCATAAAGGCAAATTTTACCATCATAAACATTGGAATCGTCAGACATGCCAGTTAATATTTCTTTTGTACTCATTGCATTTATCCCATCTAATTGCATGCCATAAAGGCACTGATCTGGAAACAAATCCTTTGTATCTGAGAAAGAAGTTCCCCATGGAATATCCCTAAAAAGAATTTCTTTATCTGTTTTAGCGAACACAGGCGTAACACTTGAAAAAATGGATGTTAAAGCCAAAACCATAACAAATTTTCTTTTCATGTAAAATCCCCCTCTTTAGTATGATATACATATTTTACCACTCCAAAATGAATAGTGGAATAGGAAATTTGAAAAAAATAACGATTCATCAAAATGACGAATCGTCAGTAAAAAACTGTCGTGAATTGCAAGATGGTTAATAGCTGTTCCACAAATTTATGGAGCTGTTTTTCGCCATGAGAAGCGAACGGACAAATTGACCTTTCGTTACTATGGCAAACTGTTTATTCATACAAGGTGCACAAATTTGAGCAGCTTATATGGGTTTTAGCCATACATGGCGAAAAGGCGTAGAAATTTCGACACCTTTTATTTTTAATAGGGGTGCTTCTAATTTGATGCACCCTATTTCTATGATTGATATTTTGAACTATCATCAATTTGATGACGGTTAGCATTTCGGACAATTTGTCCTAGGTTCGCCACAATGGCTAGTGACTCCGCATTCATGCGGAAAAGTGGATACTTCAATCACCAAAGTCAATTTTACTTCGGCTAACTGCGACTCTTCCTAAAAGACGAGACGCACACTGTCGAAAATTCGACAGTGAATAAGCCGCCGAAATTTCGGCTCCATTATTTTGTGGAAGCCAATTCTGCTAAAATTTTAGCGAAAAGGTGTTCGTCATAATGACGAGAACCTTGATTGATACGTTTTCTAAAAAAATAGAAAATGTTATTGACTTCTAAATGACTTCATGGTATATTATAAGAAAGAAGTCAATATGACTTCAAGAAAGGAGAAATGCTACTAATGAGTATTAAAACATTTACGTTAAGACTGACAAAAGAACAGCTTGATTTTGTCGGTGAGAAAGCAAAAGAAATGGGGGTGAGTAAAAACGATTATATTCGCAGATTAATTGATGGAGATATTCGTGCAGACAAAGAGGATAAAATCTTACAGGAAATTATCGAAATCAAGAATATGTTAAAAGCAAACAAATAAAAAAGGATTCCCGCACCCTGGAAAAGTCGGAACCCTTTAAGCACTCAACACACCGAAGTGGTTGATATTGTTATTATATCTCCCTTCGGTGTAATTGTAAACACCGAAAGGAGATTTTTTATGGCAGATTTGAAGATTATTGAAAATGAATTAGTTCCTGTGTATGAAACCGAAAAAGGAATTAAAGTTGTGTACGGAAAAGACTTGCATAAAAGTTTAGCAGTCAAGACAGATTTTTCCACATGGGTAAAGAGAAGATTATCAGAGTGTGATGCCGAGGAAAAAGAAGATTTTGACCTGCTCCCCAAAATTGAGGAGCAGGTAACAGGCAGTAAACACACGATTGAATACCTCATCAAACTTGACACTGCCAAAGAAATGGCAATGCTTGAACGCAACGACAAAGGAAAACAGGTTCGCAAGTATTTCATCCAAGTGGAAGAGAAATACAAGCAGACAGCAATCAACATTAATCAATTGTCCCCGGAACTGCAAATGTTTAATCAGATTTTTCAACAGGTAGCCAAGACTGAACTGGAACAGAAGAAACTTGCGGAACGTGCCGACCAACAAGAGAAGAACATGAAAACCATCATTGATACCTTTAAGGGAACAGATTCCGATGTTGGCACAGAGAAGTGGGTAAACAGATGTATTTCAAAGATTGCCGAGAGTGACGATTTCTCTTACTCATTCGGAAATAAATATGCCGCCGCCAGAAACGAAAGCTACCGCAGATTATCAGATAGAGCTGGTTGCCGATTGGATCAGCAACTTAGAAATGCGATTTCCAGAGCCGAGGAAAGAGGATGCACCAAGGCACAGACCAACCAGATCAACAAACTGTCCGTGATTATGCAGAATAAGCGGCTGAAAGATATTTACGTTAGCGTGATTAAAGAAATGATGATTGCATACAGAGTAGAAATCGCATAATTAGATTTTTACAGGGATACACAGGAGGAAAATAAAATGACAAAGGCTGAATTACAGAAAACAATCGACGAACTGAACGCAGATAACAACGAGTGCTTAGTGCTTCTGGATGAGTATATGTACAGACAGAGAATCATTGAAAATCTTATCAATTTGAAAGACCTGTCAAAATTAAAGGGAATGTATCTCTTTACCAAACAGTTAATCGGGGAAGCGTGATATTATGGCAAATAGAATCCAGTTCAATGACTTTCAGAAAAAGAGCGTGTACGCCAAGTGCAACGGAAAATGTGCGATATGCGGTAAGCCTGTCAAATTCAAGAAAATGACAATCGACCACATTACTCCGTTGTCCAGGGGCGGTACCAATGATATTAAGAATCTGCAACTTGCGTGTAAGCGTTGCAACAGCATGAAGAGCAACATGACAATGGATGATATGATGGGGCAGATTTCCGAGATTTTGAAGTATAACCGTAAACAGAAATTGATTAGAGTGTTTGGAGGAATTGTAGAATGAATTACTATAAGACAGAGATTATTAATCTCGTACAGAATTGCGATAATAGCCACTGGCTGAAAGTTGTTTATGCATATGTGAAAAGATTATTGAAATGATACCATAATATACTGAATGATACTTTTACCGTATGTTATAATATAAAATCATAATAAGCAATTTTTAAAGCGTTTACCTTTCGGGGTAGGCGCTTTTTTCGTGTGTAAAAATACATGAGGGTTAGCATATGGCAGAAGTATTTTTAAAAGTGGATGGGGTAGCAATGCCCTGTCCTTCTTCTTTCACATGGGGATTACAGGATATATCGGCATCAGAATCCGGCAGAACAGACGATACGACCATGCATAAAAACAGAGTTGGACAGAAACGGAAACTGTCTGTAGGTTGGAATGGCCCAGATTGGGACACTGCTTGCAAAATTATACAGGCGGTAAACCCAGAGTACATACAGGTCACATATCCAGACTTGTTATCTGCAAACAAGCACGAAACCAGAACATTTTATGTTGGTGACAGGGAATCCCCTTTTAAGTGCTGGTGGGTTGGCAATGAGCGCATGGAAGGACTTAGTTTTGATTTTATCGAGAGGTAAGATATGCGAAATTTATCAACGGAATTTAAAGAACAACAGAATAGTGGGAATCGTAACTATCTGAAATATGCAGATTTTACCTTTACGGACGGAAGCACATTATCCATTACCGACAAGGACTTGTGGTCTAATGGCTTCAATTTTGAGGATGCAGTATCGCAAAGCGGTTCTTTTGATATCGGCGCAGCTATCGTAAATAAGTTGACACTGCAGATCAACAACTTTTCTGGAAAGTACACAGATTACATCTGGGACGGAGCAAGAGTTGTTTGCTATATTGGGCTTGAATTATCTACTGGCATTGAAAAAATCCGTATCTGTACTATGACGGTAACAGATGCTCCATATCAAAGCACTGCAATTATCAGCCTAACCTGCGAAGATTCAATGCGATTATTTGATCGCGATTATTCAGAAAGTAAACTGACTTATCCGGCAACAAGATTACAAATCATCCAGGATGCTTGCGAGGTGTGCGGAGTAACACTTCAATCTACAAGGTTTGATAATGATGATTTTGTGATTCAGAATCGACCAGATGATAGTAGCATTACTTTCCGACAGGTAATTGCATGGGTAGCGCAGATGGGCTGCCAGTGGGCGAAATGTGACGAATATGGTCGCTTATGCTTTGGATGGTACGAACGTGAAGTCCCGGATAATTTTTATGATTTGGTGGAAACTCCATGGAAAGATGTAGAAGGTAACGACATATTAGATACCACTGGTGAACAAATCATTACTATCATGCAGACTGGGATTACAGCAATTCAAACAAACGGATTTACTCCGTGGCTGTATGATCTTGAAATAACAGGTATAAAAGTTACAGAATACGTTGAAAATTCTTCTCAAAATGAAGCGAAAACATATCAGTCGGGGAAATCTGGCTACGTTATCGAAATAAGTGATAATAAGCTAATTCAAGAGGGAACAGGAGAAGCAATCTGCAAGATTATTTCAGACAGATGTGTTGGAATGAAATTCAGACCGTTTTCTACTGGTGCTTTAACAAATATTGCATGGGAAGCTGGTGACACCATTGCGATTTCCGATAGAAACGGAAAACAGTACAAGAGCTTCCTAACTTCTGTTACTTTGAATCCAGGCGCATTTGAGCAACTTGAATGCAGTGCTAAGAGTGCATCCAGGAATAAGCAGAAACAATATAGTCTTAATCAACAAATACAGGCAGAAAATAATAAGAATTTAAGAGATGAACGTACCGCCAGGGAAAAAGCACTGGAAGAATTATCACAGCGCCTTGCTGAATCTTCTGGAACATACACGACAGTAGAAACACAGCCGGACAGAAGCAACATCTATTATCTTCATAATAAGCCGCAGTTATCCGATTCTGACATTATATGGAAAATGACTGCGGAAGCGTGGGCTGTATCTACAGATGGTGGACAACATTGGAATGGTGGCATGACAGTAGATGGTGATGTGATTGCCAGAATCCTTACTGCTACAGGTGTTAATGCTGACTGGATTAACACAGGAACTATTAAGGCAATTGACAAAGACGGAAATACAACTTTCCTGGTTGATGTAACAACAGGAAGGGTTGTTATTAATGCAGACTCAGTACAAATCAAGGGAAAAGATGTTAATGCAATTGCAAAGGAAAAAGCAGAAACAGAAGTAAATAATTTTATAAGCAATACATACACAACTGATATTAATAATTTACAGTCTCAAATCGATGGACAGATTGAGACTTTTTTTTATGACTATGAACCAACCTTACAGAATATCCCGGCTTCTGGATGGACTACAAACGAAGAACGAAAGAAACATGAGGGTGACTTATTTTACTGGAAATCCAAGGGATATGCGTACCGTTTTATGCAAGATGGGGCAACTTGGAAATGGCAATTGGTACAAGATACCGATATAACGTTAGCACTTGCCGCCGCAGAAAAAGCACAGGACACAGCAGATCATAAGCGTAGAGTATTCGTAGTTCAGCCAGAACCGCCTTACGATATTGGGGACTTATGGACACAAGGCTCTAATGGTGATTTGATGAGATGTAAAGTTGCCAGAGCAAGCGGTTCTTATGATTCTTCCGATTGGGAAAAAGCTTCAAAATACACAGATGATAGTTCGTTAGATTTATTTATCAATGGTGTTTTTAAAGATTCTCTTAATTCTTTAAAAACACAGATTGATGGAAAGATTGAGACCTGGTATCAGCCAAATGATCCATCTGTAAAATGGACAAAAACAGAGGAATTACCGTGGTGTGATATTGACGGAAACAAGATTCTGGATGAATCCGGGAATGAAATTGTCTTGGTATGGGAATCTGAGAAAACAGAACATGAAGGTGACCTTTGGCATAATACTTCTGATAACACACAATGGATATACAAATCTGGTGTATGGAAGCCACAATCAATTCCAGATGCACTTTTAGATAAAGTGGATGGAAAATCTTCTGTTTACACGGTTCAGCCAACGCCACCGTATTATTCCGGAGATTTATGGATGACTACGGATAGTGATGGAAAAGCTTCACTCAAAGTCACACAAGTAAACCGCCTTGATGGTGCATTTAACGATAATGATTGGATTGATTTCAAGTATGCAGACAAAGATGATATCAAAAATGCAATTGACAATTACGATACCAGTCTCGGGCAAGATGCAGTATTTAATAAGCTCACAAAAGGCGGCACTGAACAGGGAATCTATATCGAAGATGGAAAAGTATACATCAATGCAAAATACATTCTAGCTGGATTACTTGCCGGTGAGAGAATTAACGGTAGAGGATTAAAAGTCATTGATGATAACAAGGACGTAACCTTAGAAATCGACAGCAAAGGAAATGTCATTCTAGCTCCAAAGACTTTTTCGTTACAAGGGAAAACAGTAAAGGAAATTGCAGATTCTTCTGCCAGTACCGCAGTTTCTGGACAGACACAAGCCGATATTTTCAACAAACTCACCAATGGCGGCAAGGCACAGGGGATTTACTTGGATGAAAACGGAAATGTCTATGTAAACGGAGAATACGTGCAAGCCAAAGGTATTAAGGTTGTTGATAGCAATGGAAAGACCACTTTTGCTATTGACAAAACTACTGGTGCAGTAACAATAGCAGCTTCACAGTTTACATTAGGAGATAAAAGCGTTACTGATATAGCACAGGAAGAAGCTATAAAACAAGTCCAAGATATTACATCGGACAATATTATTAAAGGCTATTATCTAACAGAACAAAATGTTAAAGATTATTGGTCTACACAGAGTGCATATACATATGAGTATGGAGTTCAGGATGTAGATGGCGGCAAAAATGCAATTAAAATAAACGGAACTGGAGCACAATTTGGAACGAAAAATTATAAGCCAATAAAAGTTACTGGAAATTATACTTTTTCGTTTTGGATAAAAACTAGTGTTGCAACACAAGTATATGTGTATCTTGGAAGTAAAACAATATTAAATGCTAAAACTACAACTGAATGGCAAAGACTGCAAGTAACAACAACTTTATCTAGCTTACCAAATGATAGTTTAAACAGTTTGAGAATCTTGACATCATCAGTTGGGTCTAGCGTAAAATATGATACTTATATTTATATGCCAAAACTTGAATACGCTTACACAAATGAGCAAGTGTTCAATATGCTTACAAACAACGGTGCAATAAAGGGCATGTACATGGAAAATGGAGAATTGTATTTTTCATTCACCTATGCACATGGAGGTACATTGAAACTTGGCGGTTCAAATAACGGAAATGGGTTACTTTCCATTCTGAATGCAAGTGGCACACAGGTTGGATATATTGACAATACAGGTGTTCATTTTAACCAAGGCGAATTTTCTGGAAGCGTAAAGTCGCTAACTGGGGAAATTGGAAACTGGCAGATTGATAAAACAAATGGAAAATTAACCTCTGCAAACGGTGCCATTGTACTTGATGCGAAAAACAACATGGTAACCATAAATGGCGTTGATCTAAAAGCAAATGGAAGCGGATTTGTAATTGATGGCGGCATAAAAATCAGAAATCCACTAAGCGGTTTCGGTGATGCTACGAATTTTTTCTGTCTTGAAAATATGGGAAATATTACAGACGGAACACACTTGGGTATTAATTCAGATGGAATGGTTATTAAAGTCCCATCATCTTCTTGGCGTTATAAGTCAATTCGGACAACAGTTAAAGAAGAAGAGCTGGAAGAACTCTATAGGACAAAGGTTGTTTGGGCAAAGTATAAAGAAGGATATCTCGATAAAAACGACAGCAGATATGACAAGTTAATGCCTATGTTCCTTGCAGAGGACATGGAAAGACGTTTCCCAATTGCAGTAAACCATTTGCCAGATGGGAAGCCCGAGGATTGGAATTACAGAATTATGATTCCATCCATGTTCGCTATGATAAAATTCAATCACGAGAAAATCAAGGAACTCAAATCCGAAAATGAAGAATTAAAATCGGAATTAAAAAGCATTAAAGAAGAACTTGCAGAAATCAAACAATTGTTAAGCAAATCGGTATAAAGAGGATGAGAAATCATCCTCTTTTTATGAATTAATATCAATAATTAAAGGAGGGCAACAACATGCCAAAATGGACTGAATACACATCAAAAGATACGTTAGCGGATAATGACGAAGTAATGCTGTATGACGCAACTGCGAGAGCGAATAAACGTGGACTAATGAGCAAGTTTTGGGATTATGTAGTTGATAAAATGGCAACGGCTGTTATCTCAAAATTGGAGACAAATAATAAGACAATCATCGGGGCAATAAATGCACTAAATAGTGATAAAGTAAATTACGGATCATATGCTGGTGATTTAAACAATATTCCAGTAATCGTAAACAAACAAACTATTTATAGAGTAATTCCAAATTGTAAAAATAGTCCAACACCAGGAGAACATGGTATTTTAAGAACCATGTATATTGATAATTCCAAATATGCGATACAAGAATTTTTATCACATGCTAATACAAAATTATTTATTAGATCAAAATCAAATGATGTATGGGGTAATTGGGTAGAGAAATAAGTATTTACATAATTTTTGTCCAAGTACCATCACTGTATTGTGCAACGGCAAGCTTTTTGCTTACTGTAGCGACTCCAATAAAATTTGCAATATTGTTAGCTGTTAGAACTATACCCCAAGCCCAAGAGGGATATAAACCTCCAATATTTCCCCATACTGGAACAATATTGCAATAGTTGCTAGCTATCAATATATCGTTGATATTATCGTTTAAAACTGATACTCTTTTTAAGACTGTCTCACTATAGAGTTTATTGGAGAAACAAGAAAAAAATAACAAAACACTACCAAACATAAAATGAATATGCTATAATCAGCATATCAAAATCGGAACAACAAAAAGGGAGCTGAGTTCCCGACTACCAATCAAAAAACTCAGCTCCAAGCACCACAAAGGGTACAGTATTATTATAGCACAGTACTCTCCCTTTGTGAACCCAAAAGGAGGGTATTTTTTATGGAAAACTTTGCAAACGAATTTGTAAGTAAGTTGGATGGAAAGATTTCAGATGAAGCACTTAGGACAGTATTACAGGAATTGCAAGTGTTTACGTCTAACTACGATATCAGCCAGAGAGAAACGCATGTGGTTCCGTATCAAAGCAATGTCCCAGATTGCTACAGGGTTTACATGGTGGCAAAAAAGATTGAGGGCATGTCTCCAGAATCCATGAAAACCTACAATTTTTATCTCACAGATTTTCTTGAACACATTAACCGACTATTCGAACAGGTTACAACAAATGATATACGGATTTATCTGTACGAAACTCAGAAACGAACAGGGGTCAGCAATCGAACACTGGATGGAAAACGGCTTGTTATAAACACCTTTATGGATTGGTGTTGGAAAGAGGGGTATATTCCAAACAATCCATGCGCAAGTATTAAGCCCATTAAATTTGAGGAAAAGCCAAGAGAGCCACTTAGTAACATGGAACTTGAAATAGTGCGTGATGCTTGCGAAAATTACAGAGATAAAGCGATGATTGAGCTTTTCTACAGTACAGGATGCCGCTTATCTGAAATGGTGAATTTAAAAATTAGTGATATTGATTTCGCTTCAAAAGAGGTTCATTTGTTCGGAAAAGGAAGCAAGCACCGAACATCTTATCTAAACGCAAAAGCGGAATATATGTTAAAAAAATACTTTGAATTGGAACGCTCAAAAGAATCAATATCGGATTCTGTATTTGTGATATTTCGAAAGCCTTATAATGGAATGCACAAAGGAGCAATATATGCGAGAGTAAAGGCTATTCAAAAGCGTTCTGGAATCGAAAGAAGCTTGTTTCCGCACTTACTTAGGCACACAATGGCGACAGATGCCTTAAATAGAGGAATGAACGTTGCAGAAGTAAAAGAAATATTGGGGCATGAAAAGCTTGATACCACAATGATTTACGCTAAAATCAGCCATGATTCTGTAAAATTTAACCATGGTAGGTATATTGTATAAAAAGTTTATGTTAAAGAGCATCCCATTTGGGGTGCTTTTTATTATGCGCTTTTTTAACCTCAATAATGAAAGGAGACCACACATGAATATTAACACCTCATTAATCAGCAATAACAACAGCTACGCAGGACAAACACCTCGGTATATTGTCATCCATAATACAGATAATATAGCCAAAACAGCAGATGCCAAAGCACACGCCACTGCACAACATAATGGCAATTTTCATGGCTATTCAGCCCATGTATTCGTTGACGATAAGTCAGCATACCAAGCCTTGCCGTACAATCGTGGAGCATGGCATGTTGGGGTAGATTACGGCGGTAAACTTTTTGGAACTGTAAATAATCATAATTCCATCGGAATTGAAATGTGTATGAATGCCGGATATAACTACGAAAAAGCATACCAGAATACCGTTGATGTGTGCAAGCAGCTTATGAAGAAATACGGAATCCCAGCAAGCCGAGTAGTGCAGCATTACGATGTGTGCGCTAAGAATTGTCCATCTGTTATCCGTGGAAAGGGTGACTGGGATAGATTCAAAAAGCTTATTTCCAGTGAAACCGTGACAGCACCAACCACAAAGCCGACAGCAAAGGTTGATAAGTATTACCGTGTCCGCAAGACCTGGAAGGATTCCAAGAGCCAGATCGGGGCGTACAAGTCACTCAAAAATGCAAAGAAAGCTTGCAAAGCCGGTTATTCTGTTTTTGATTGGAATGGAAAAGCTGTGTATTCCGTGACTGCAAAGAAAAGTGTAGCCAAGGTAGCAAAAGAGGTAATTAACGGCGAGTGGGGGAACGGACAAGATAGACGAGACCGCCTGGAAGCTGCTGGCTACAACTACACAGAAGTGCAGAAAAAAGTCAATGAATTACTGAAATAATAATACTCCCGGGGCTTTCCCCGGGAGCTACTTAAATGTCGTATATTCTTCAAATTCGTTTCTTATTTTCGCAAAGTCTTTTCTTCTGATTGGCACAGTATTCCCAGAAAACATAAGGAACGAAGTATTTATTTCTTTTACCTCATCCATGTTTATTATGTAGCTCTGGTGACATCTCAAGAATCTGGAATCCAGTAATTCTTCAATATCAGACATTTTACATCGTTCCATATAAACTATACCGCAAGTGCAGTGAATAATGATGTATTTGTTTTGGCTCTCAATATATTCTATATTTTGAAATTCCACCCGATGAATAAAGTCTTTTCCTTTTATCATAAGAGTGCTTTTGCTGATATGTTCCAGAGCATGATTGAAAGCAGTATACATTCTGCCATTTTCAGATCCTTTTATAATATAGTGAATTGGGAGTAAATCAAGAGCTTCAAAAACATACTCTTTGTGGGCTGTCCAGAAAATAATATTTCCATCATAGCCATTTAATCTCAATTCCTTTGCAACTTCAATTCCATTTTCTTCTCTCAAAACGATATCCAAAACTACAATATCATACCATTCGCCATCTGCCACATCATCAATAAGTGGCTGTCCTTTATCATACGGAGTAATCAATGCTTTTATATCACCATTTCGTTTGAGAAAATTATTAATCCGATGCATAAATATACCAATCTGGATTTCGTTATCATCACATATTGCAATTCGCATTCAAATCATCCCTTTTCATGTAAAATTCGCCACCAGAGGTGCTAATTTCGCCATTTTCTGTGTAATTGTATATTTTTTGATACAATGTTATTGTAATACATTAAGATGATAGTGTAAAGGGGATGGATTCATGGAGAAACATAAAAAAATCATAATTGTGTTTATACTGATATTCGTGCATGTGCTCTTGATTCAATATGTTTACTTCTGCCCGGAGCATAGTATTATCTTTGGGAGGGGTAAAACTATCGCAATTGCAAAAGCAGAGGTAAAACAGGTTGGCCATGAGCGCTATAAATCCCTCGCTGACAAGCATCCAGCCCCTTTATTTCTATCTATTATTATTACGATTTGGAAAAGCAAAAATCACAATATTTACACAAAAAAACTTATAATTCATAGAAAAATCAGAATAAATCAGTTTGCCAGGAAAGATTTAAGCGGAAACAATTCTATCCCAGTATATGGTTATAAAAACATGATATAATTTAATAAATGAGAACAAATGTTTGGAATATTGGGAGGGATTTACGTGGATTACAAGAAAGAAATTATTGAGATGATAGAAAAAATAGAAAACGCTCGTTGGTTAAGAACAATATACGTATTTATAAAAACATTAGTTGAATAAAAAGAAAAAGACAAGGGTTTGCGCATTGCCCTTGTCTTTTCTTTTATTTTGCTGAAATTGCAGCGATTAGCTTTTCTAATTTATCCCATCCAGAATCATCAAGCCTTGCTAAAGCATTTATGAGACGATATTTAAAATCGTCATCATCAGCTTTTGTAACATATCCAAGTAATTTCGAAATTTCATCATTCCTTTTAACTGGATAAAACATCTCGCCTTCGCCATTTTTAAGCCATTCTTCACGAACATTAAATTCTTTACAAACATCATCAATTGTTCGATCTGAGGGAACTTTGTTTCCTATTTCAATTTGCGCTACAAAATTCCTACTTATTTTCAGCTTATCTGCAAATTCTTGCTGAGTTACGTTCAATTTTTTTCGCAACTCTTTAAATCTGTCTTTCAATTTAATTCCTCCTTTCTGAAAATATAGTACCATAAAATGTTTACAAAGTCAACAAAAAACTATTGACAAATGTTATCTCAGGGACTATACTGTGTTTACAAGGTAAACAAAGAAAGGAGGGAGGTTAAAGTGTTAAATAACTTGAAGAAAGTTCTTGATGATAAAGGGATTACAATCAGAGCGTTTGCAAAGGTTCTTGGTGTTGATGAAAGGACTATTCAGAACAAGATAAAGGGGAAAACACCTTTTACGTATCCAGAAGCAGTCCTTTCTAAAAAGGAACTTTTCCCAGAATATGATCTGGAATATCTGTTTAAAGAAGAATAGCAAAAAAACTGACAGGAGTGCTGTCCTATCAGTTCTTGCCTAAATTTGTTTACCTTATGTGTTTTGCAGACTGAACACACTTGTTCAGTCACATAAGCAGCACCAAATGTTTCTTGAAACACTTCGCCACTTACGCAGTTTTAGTTCTGCGATTGAGTGAAAAAAGATTAGCTGCCCATTAGTTGGCGAATGTAGGAATTTTGTTCAATGCGGTGAACGAAATTGCTTAACGTACTTTGGTAACGCAGTTCACTCTGCCTGCGACCTACAATAAGGAACAGGGCAAATTCAAAAGTTGGGTCAAAGCAAACAACTCCTTTCATTGCCCATTATTTGGGTATGAAAGAATTTTAACACATAGGAAAAATATTTTCAACACAAAACGGAATTGAAAATCAGATTAAGAAAGGAGTGATAAACACGAATAAGTTAGTACATATTGGAAATTCAGATATCTCAATAAAAGAGTATAACGGTCAGCGAGTTGTTACATTGAAAGATATTGACATGGTACACGGCAGACCAGACGGAACGGCAAGGAAGAGATTCAACGACAATCGAAATCACTTTATTGAAGGAGAAGATTTCTTCGTTATAACTCAGCCGTCCGAAATTCGGACGCTTGGTTTGGAAAGACCACAAGGCGGCGTCCCAGAAAAAGTTGTCCTTGCCACAGAACAAGGATATCTAATGTTAGTAAAGTCTTTCACAGACGATTTAGCATGGGATGTTCAGAGACAGCTTGTAAATGGGTACTTTAAAACCAAAGAAACTGTAAAAAGGGCATTGTCACCAGAACTTCAAATGTTACAGGGACTACTTTCACAAATGGTAGAGAAAGAACTTGCCGACAAAGAAAGAGACAGGCAGATTTTAATTGCCAAAGAAACCGCAGATAAAGCTGTTGCAACTACAGAGAACATCAAAGAAGCGGTTAAGCCTGTATTTGATAACTGGCGTTCAGAAATTAATTCTAAATTCAATCGCATACAAAAAGGTGCCGGAGCAGAGTTTAAAATGCTTAGAACAGAAATGTACGCAGAATTGGAACGCCGGGCTGGATGTGATCTGAATACAAGATTAAGAAATAAGCGAAAACGCATGGCTGAAAATGGTTGCACCAAAACAGAAATTAATTCACTAAACAAAATGGACGTCATCGATGACGATAAAAAGCTGCGAGAGATTTTCTCCAAAATCGTAACTGAATACGAAATTAAATATTGTGCGTAGAAGAAAGGAAGTGAAATAGATAATGTCAGAAAAAGAAAAAAAAATCGTAGAAAAGCTGAAAGAAGCAATTCCTAAGATGTCGGAATTTGATAAAGGCTACATTCTTGGGAAAGTGGAAAGTTTTTCTGATAACAACCTGGAACAAAAAACAGATAAAAAAGAAACTGTTGATTTAGATCAGAAAGGAGACTAATGAAAGTATCAAAAATCGAAATCCAGCAAGTAAATGGCGAATGTGGAATATTTACAGAAATCCTTGTAGATGGTCACAAACTCGAAGGAGTAAGAAGCTTTGAGCTGAAACAGGGAGTTGGAGATTCAGAACCTATTCTTTCCATTGATCTGAATGCTTTAAATTTATCCACGGACTTGCAGATGTTGCAGGTGAACCAGAAAGGTATCGGGGAAATTGAGGGAATCAAGTTTAAAGATTCACCAAGGATGCTGAAATTTCAAACAGAATAGGCTCCCATATCTCAGAGAGCCAAACAGAATTATTTTGAAGCTTTTAAAATGGAACATTGTTTCGGATTTGAACAACATCCAGTTTTGCTTGCATAATTACACTTAATTCGACCTATTGTGTAATTAGGCGTCAAATCATCCAATGATCCAGTATTAATGAGAGAAGCTTCAATGGAATAATTTTTGTTCTGCTTATCGCAGAAACCATTAAATACCAATAATCATCACCTCCACTCTTATAGTGAGTATAACACAAGAAAGGAGAGATTATAAGGAGAAGATGACAATTATCAAATTTAAAAATGGGGAAACAATCGAAATTCCGTGTGTGTTCCCGGATGATATTGTGAAACCAGACATTAGAGATAAACTGATACGTTTGGAATGGGATGACGCTGGAAAGCAATATTGTTTGAAATTTAACCCAGTAGATGTGCTCTATGTAAAAGAGATTACACCTTCCTAAAGGAGATTATATCACAGAAAGGAGACTAATGAACGAATTACAGATTTTTAATTCGCCAGAGTTCGGAGATATTCGGACAATAACTATTGATAATGAACCTTGGTTTTGCATGATTGATATATGCAAAGCATTAGAAATTTCAAATCCGAGCCAGGCAAAGACAAGGTTAAATGCAGATGGGGTCATTACAAATGAGGTCATTGATGGTATCGGGAGAAAGCAGAATGCTAACTTTGTAAATGAACCCAATATGTATAAATTGATTTTCCAGAGCAGAAAAGAATCTGCCGAAAGGTTTACAGACTGGGTGACAAGTAAAGTTCTCCCAGAAATTCGAAAGACAGGTTCCTACAGAAAACCATTGACGGTTGCCGAACAAATTCAGATTCTTGCCCAGGGCACAGCAGATCATGAGGAAAGAATCGAAAAACTTGAAAATACAATGACAATTGACTACGGTCAGCAAAAATATCTTGGGGATCTGGTTTCGCTAGTGGTTATTGAAGCGTTGGGCGGAAAGAAATCTAATGCCTATTCAGAAATCGGAAAGAAAGTATTCGCAGAATGTAATCGAGATGTGAAATCTTATTTCGGTGTAAACGCAAGAAACAACATTCCAAAATTAAGATATGAGGAAGCTGTGAAGTACATCAAGGGATGGCAACCGTGTACAAATACAAAAATGCAGATTCGCGATTGCAATTATGATATTAATTCAGAAAGAAAATGAGGGTAAAACAGTGAAAGATATTAAAAGCTACGAATTTTATGGAGATAATCCAGAAATTTTTCATTCTCTTGTAGGTTTTGAAATTGCAGATATTTTGTTCACACATACCAAAGAAGAAAATGAGAATGTAGTTGTTGTGAAGTGTGCAAATAAGCAACATGTTGAAATTGATCTTCTCTTTAAAGAAGATGGAATATTTGTTACTGAACCATTTGCGGTGGATGAAGATCTTACAATTATTGAATAGGGGAGGTGAACAAAGAATGTTAGCAGATGATTACGTTGCTGAAAGGTTATCCGATTATGATTCCAAAATATATCAGTTATATCGCCACAAAAACGGACAGAAGGCAAGCGACCTTGTAGAAAAAGTAAAAAACGAAATTGCCGAATGCGGTCTGTCCGCCACTGAAGCGAAAGGCTTTTTAGAGTACATGAAGATTGTTATTGACGCTCAGTCACATCTTCCCATTCAGAAATAACGGAAGTTTTTATTGTTTCTGCTCCGGGAACATTGCCATCATCAATCTCATTTGCGGCATGAAGCATTGAAATTATTTTATGAGAATAAGGATGTTCCTTTCCGCAATTCGGGCACACAACCTTGTCTGTACTTATTCTTTCACTTATATAGTAATCGCAATGACAAGTACAGGAAACTTTTAATTTGAGAAACATTTTAACATACCTCCTTTCTGAACACATTATACCATTCAGATGGAGAGAATAAAAGAAAATAGGGAGGAAAAACAATGATTAAATTTGAAAACGGATTAGTTAATATTTCTGGTAAAGGGATTGATATTCTTTCAGAGTATGCAGTTATCACCCATGAAATTAAAAAGATGTTCGCAAAAAATGGTGGAGAAGAGAAAGAAATAAAAGAGCAGCTTAGACATTCATTTGAGTATGGCCTTATGAACGAGGAAGAACTTGATAAAGAAATCAAGGAAACTTCCAAACAGATAGATGCAATTATTCCGTTTATTTCGCATCTGAAAGAAATGCTTAAAAAATTTGGAGCAAAAGATAAGGAGGACTAATCATGGGAGAAACTAAGAGCACAGATTATATTCCAGAGAACGCCAATGAAGAATATGCACTTCTGGTTGGAAGATTAAAGGCATTTGAAGCTTGGGCGAATAGCGTGAAAGATTATGATTTCACAAAGGACATGGCATTTAGAATGCTTGGGCTTGATGTAGAAGAATCGAAGGAGGAAAAGGAAAAATGAAATGTTTTAAAGGCTTTGACAAAGATTTAAAGTGTAGAGATTTCCAGTATGAAATTGGAAAAGAATACACAGAAGAAAAAGCAGACATTTGTAATTGTGGATTCCATGCTTGCGAATTCCCGATGGATGTATTTAATTATTATCCTCCTTCAGATTCCAGATATTGTGAAGTTGAGCTTGAAGCGAATAATCAGAAATCATCTGATGATAGCAAGAGAGTTGGGAAGAAAATTTCCGTGAAAGCAGAAATTGGAATTGCTGGAATTATCAAAGCTGGCGTTGAATACATCAAAGAGCAAGTTAATTGGGAAGACGATAAGGCAACCAATACCGGATATCAGTCAGCGGCAACCAATACCGGATATCAGTCAGCGGCAACCAATACCGGATATCAGTCAGCGGCAACCAATACCGGATATCAGTCAGCGGCAACCAATACCGGAGATCAGTCAGCGGCAACCAATACCGGAGATCAGTCAGCGGCAACCAATACCGGAGATCAGTCAGCGGCAACCAATACCGGAGATCAGTCAGCGGCAACCAATACCGGAGATCAGTCAGCGGCAACCAATACCGGAGATCGGTCGGCGGCAACCAATACCGGATATCGGTCAGCGGCAATTGTAGAAGGAAAAGAAAGTATTGCATTAGCTACAGGAATTGATTCAAAAGCTAAAGGAAAAATTGGATGTTTTATTGTTTTAGCAGAGTGGAAAGAAATTGATAATGAATATCATATTGTAGACGTTAAGTCCGCAAAAGTAGATGGGAAAAATATCAAGGAAGATACTTTCTATACGCTGAAAGATGGGAAATTCGTAGAAGTAGGTTAAGTTGTCCTGGAAGGTGCTGACACACCAACCAGGACGGTATCTAACTAAGAACGAGTTAGTTAAATACAGGATTATTATAACACAACCTCCTGTATTTGACAAACAAAAATATAACAGGAGGACTTTTTATGCAAAAAAATGGCGAAAATCAGCCACTTTCCAGTGAAATCATTGCCGATCTGGAAGAAAAGCTGATGGCAAGAAATGTAATTATCGCTATTCTGGCAACTGCACTTGCAGTAACCACATCCAGAAGAAAGTGAGGACAAAATGAAAGAGGTGGTAAAGACAATAGGAGAAATATTTGTAGGAATAGGGATGTTTACAGTAATCTTCTCAATCACATGGATGTTTACATCATTTGATGCTATCGGGGTGTTCTTTGTATCAACAGTCTTATTCTCAATGGTGTTTCTTCCTATTATATTAGAAATGGAGGAAAAGTAAATGCAAAGATTAAATAAAGTAAGATTATCCGGCAGAGCTGGGGAAATAGTGTTCAGCCACGAACATTACGGAAGATACTATTACAAATTTATGCTGACAGTCATTCGCAGAAGCGGTGCAGTGGATATGTTTCCAATAGTCATAGAAGATTCCATTGTACGTGACAGCAATTACAACGGAAAAGAAATTGTGGTAACAGGAGCAATCAGAAGCATGGACACTTCTAAAAATCCAAATAAGCACCACAACGTTAATTATATCGCAGCTGACGAGGTGGAAATCCTGGAAGAACAGGTTTCGGAAGGTGATATAAACGAAGTAGAGTTTATTGCCAGAAGTTGCACGAAAGAGCCATATGCAAAACTTACATCAGTAACGCACAGAAAAGTTTCAAATCTTTTTGTAGCAATTCCAAGAGAGTATTCAGAAAGAGCGGATTTTATTCGCTGTACTTTATGGGGAAAAGGTGCTGATCTGGCAGTAGAGGTTAAAAGAAATGATTACATTAAAGTAAACGGAAGGTTAATGAGCCGTGATGTTTATGTTAATGGGGAAGAAACGGAAAGTGTATATGAGATTTCCGTAAAAGAAATGGAGAAATTGTAGGATGAAGAATAACAAGAATGAAGTTCAGATATTTGGCGCAATAATGGACATTCAGCCAGGAACGTTTTTCAAGGACGGAGAAAAATTCGTAAGATTCTATATTGGTGCAAAGCGTACCAGTGGGAACGTAGATTTGCTTCCAGTAATTGTTAAAGAAAAGCAGACGGAAGGTTTAAAGATTGGAAAACACGCTTATGTTGAAGGGAGATACAGTTCTTCAAACAAACATGAAAGTGGAAAGTCACATTTGATTCTTGAAATCAAAGCGGAAACAATCTGGTGTGGAGAAGGTGATGGGAGCACAGAAGGTGAAAACAAAATCATTCTGGAAGGTTATCTTTGCAAACCGCCTGTGTACCGCAGAACACCAAGTGGAAAAGAAATCTGTGATTTAATGATTGCTTGCAACGAATATGAATTGCGAAGAACAGATTATATCCCATGTATAGCGTGGCAGAAAGAAGCCAGAGAAGCTGCTGATTTCAAGGTTGGAGATTTCGTAAAAATAATCGGAAGAATACAGAGCCGGATTTATCATAAAAAATTATCTGGTGATGAAGTGGAGCTTAGAACTGCATATGAGGTATCAATAGGGAGGATAATCGAGCATGAAAGTGGAAGTAAAAAAAATTTACTTGGAGAATTACAAGAAGTTTCCAAGTAAGTCTGTAGATTTGTTTCCGAGAACAGAGATTTCTGGCAGAAACAGAGAAGGAAAATCAACATTGCAGGACGCATATTTGGACGTTCTGACAGGAAAGATGGCAAATGGTACAGAACCGACTTCTATTCGCAGAAAAGAAAATGGCGTGGAAGTGCCAAAGGTTGATGTTGTAAGAGAACTTACGCTTGCGATTGATGGGAAAGAAAAAGTGATCCGCAAAATCACAAAGCAGAAGTGGAGAAAACCGAGAGGACAGTCAGAAGAGGTGTTCGATGGAAATGAAACTTCTTATGAAATTGACGGATTCCCGGTTAAATCAAAGGATTATATCGAGTTTATCCAGTCAATAGCAGAACCTTCAACGCTTCTGATGTGCAGTAATCCAAAACCATTTCTGGACACATTACAGAAGTCAACCGCAGAATCCAGAAAGGTACTGGAAAAGATGTCTGGTTTCGATATTGCTCAGTTTATGGAAGAGAATCCACAGTATGCTCATGTGGAAGAAATCACAAAGGGGCATTCCGTAGAGGATACCTTGAAGAAACTCCGAAAGGAACTGAATGCACAGAAGAAAAAGGTGGATGCCAAAAACACGGAGATTGCATATGAAACCAATCGAAGCGTTGAAGCAGAAGATACATCTTCCTTGGAAGCCAAAAAACAGGAGCTTAATGCGGAAATTTCCAAACTGGAAGAGCAGGAACAGATTCTTGAAGATTCTGCAAAAGGCTATGACAGTCTTGCGTATGAAATCAGAGGACTGAAATCTTCCAAGGATGGACTTGTTAGCAAGGCGAATGAATGGTTAAGAGACAGACAAAAATTCATTTCTGATACAGTTTCCGAACTTAGGTTAAAAAAATCAGAAAAGGAATCAAGCATTCGTATTATTGGAATGGAACTGGACAACCACATAAGGGAAGCACAACAGGCAAAGGCTGACTTGGATAGAGCCAGAAAGGATTATCCGAGAATCAAGGAAATGGAATGGGATGATTCTGGACTGAAAGCTATTGAAGCTGAGACATTCAATGATTCTGATACCATTTGCCCCACCTGCGGACAGGAACTGCCGGAAGAACAGGTTGCCGAATTGAAAGCCTCCTTTGAGAAAAAGAAGAAGGCTAGAATTGAATCACAGTTGAAAGTAAAAGAATCCTTTGAATCGGAGAAGCAGGAAAAGCTTAAATATGTCTGCGACCTTGGAAATACTTCCGCTGCAAAATTAAAGAAAACTAACGAGGAAATCAACAAATTACAATCGGAAATCAGTGCGGCACAGGATGAAGTTGCTGAACTTGCTAAACAGATCGAGGAAGAACAGTCCAAATTTACGGAGCTTCCAGAATCTGTAGATATGACAAATGATGAAGAATATCTTGCGGTTACAGCGAGAATTGCAGGACTTGAAGAGAAACTGAAATCATTTGATGATGTTCCTGGAAAGAAACAGGAATTAAGAATGCAGATCAGCAATGTTATGAAACAGATTTCCAATGTGGATGCAGACATTAAGATTGCACAGGCAGCAGTCACGGAGAAAGAAAAGCGAGTAGCCGAACTGAACGAGGAACTGAAAAGCCTTGGACAGGTACAAGCTGATATTGAAAAGAATATTGACACCGTTCTTAACTTCTCAATTCAGAAGAATAAGGCACTGGCAGAGAAAATCAATCCATTTTTCCATCATTTCCAGTTCAGTTTCCTTGATTACACGATTGAGGGAAATCCAGTGGAAACTTGCAAGATGATCTGCAATGGAATTGACTACAATAGCGGATTAAATCATTCCGACAAAATTCTTTGCGAGGTTGATTTACTGAATGGATTACAGGAAATGAATGGGCTGAATCTGCCGATTTGGATTGACGATAGCGAATCCGTAAATGTCGAGCGACTTCCTTTATTGGACAGACAGATGATTGTGCTTAGAGTGACGGACGGAGATTTGAAAGTAATCTGACAAACAGGAGGGGAAAATGCTAACAGCAACATGGGGAAAACATTTTTTCAAGGCAGATTCCACGTATAGTAAATAAAAAATCGGTGGCATATGAATCCGGGTGAATGCCCGGAAAGCACAACAGGGAAAAATAAAACAGTTAATGAAAGAACAGGAAATTACAATTCAACATAGGACAAATTATTTCATCCTGTTTCATATGCCACTGAGCATATAAATAAAGAAAAGGAGAATTAAAATGGCAGAAAACACACAAGTAGCAACATTTAACACACAGCTTTCCTACTATACAAATCGGTATGTTGATTTAATGGAAAGAGATTTGACTTCAAGAGGAATGGAATTTGATTCCTACTCAAAAGATTGCGTAGTAGCGGCAATGGGATCTATTTTCCAGATGGTGCATGAGAGCGGAGTAAGTTTTGAGGCAATAAATGGCTCCAACCTTAAATTCATTCTGAGCAAAGTAGCAGCATTGAAACTGAATGCAAATGCACAGCCGAGAGAGTGTTATTTCCAGATCAGAAACGTAAACGTAGCAGGAAAAGGGAAACCAGCTCAATGGGAGAAGAAGATTGAATTTGCTATTGAGGGTGATGGAAATGACAGCCTTGTTAGCAGATATGGTGTAAATGTAGAAAAAGTATTCCCATACTGGAAAGTCAGAGAAGGTGATAAGTATATTCCACCAAGACATAAAGGTGTAGAAATCACACCGCCAGAATGGGAAGAATCTGGAATTGGAAAAGTTGTTCGTGTAGTATATCCAATTCAATATAAAGATGGACACATTGAGTATCATTCCTGTGAGAGAGCAGATGTTTTAAAGAATCTTGCAGCACACATCAAGAATAATCTCCAGAATGAAACGTTTGGAATTTGTGCAGACAGATATAAAGCTACAGATGTGCAGAAAGCTCAAATTGAAGCAAAGAAAAAAGAAATCATGAAAAATGTCGCTGACATTGGAGAACTGGAAGCAATCATTGACTGTGAGGAATTAAGACCGTATATTTCACCATCTTATTATGAAACACAATCCAGAGAATCAATGATTATTCGTAAGATGCGAAACAACATTATGAAGTCTATTCCTAAGAGATGGGACAATCCAGTACAGGCTTACGAATACAACATGATGGATTCTACGTACAGGGAAGTACAGGAAGAAATCAAACAGAATGCCAATGTAGAAGAATTCATTCCACAGCCAGAAGCAATCGAAGAAAAGCCAAAGCAGCCAACCGTAGCCGAAACTGTAAAAACAGCAGAGAAAGAACCAGTTCCGGCAGCAGAGCCAGTGGAAACAGAAATTCCGTCATTTATGAGCCAGGAGGAAATGTAGGATGGAAACTTCCACAATTGTGCTTATTATTTTGCTTTCAATAGCACTTTTGGGATGGATAGTAACTTTTATTCGAAAAAATGAATACAATCGAACCAATTTAATTATTCTTTTAAATGTTATTACATATGTGGTACTCATTATAATCCGACTTACAATGTAAAAGGAGAGCCAAAATGAAGCATAAATGTATTAAGACAGCAGTATTAATCACAGGGATTACAGCAATCACAATGTTTAGCGGTTGTTCTTCCTGTAGCAGATCATTAAAATCACTGTCTAGTGATATTGACGGTGGTCTGAACCGTACCGTAACTGTTTACGATTACAATGGCGGTAAAATCAAGTCCTGGTCTGGGAAGTTCGATGTTTCCGAATCTGAAAATGAAGTTTATTTTGACGATTCGGACGGAAAGCGAGTTATTATCCACGGCGGTATTGTCGTGAATGAGGAAAACTGATATGAGCAGCAGTGTAATTGAAACAATTAAAGAAGTTGTAAGCAATATGAACAGCGGACTTTATGATTTCACGGTAGATGGGAAATGTTCAGAATGCGGTTCGTGTTGTTCAAATTTTCTACCGATATCATCCAAGGAAATCAAACAGATTAAGTGGTACATTCGCAAACACCATATCAAGGAATGCAGACATAATTTCACTGCTTCATTAATGGATTTAACCTGTCCGTTTCTGATGGACGATAAGGCAAAAGAGAAATGTTCAATCTACCCTGTTAGACCGGAGATATGCAAATCATTTGTCTGCAATGACCCACAGGGAGCCAGAAAGAACAAAGCTTTAATGCATAAAAAATATAAGCCTGTTGATATGAGAGAAACGTTTTTCGGAGGTGAGTAGGAATGAGATTAGCAAGTCAGAATGGGGAAATTGATGTTCCTTATGAAATCACATCATTAAGCAGAATTGGAAATATCATAAGAGCATATGTGCCAATGGTAGGCGAAAAAGGAACAGTCATGGCTCGTTATTCGACAGATGAAAAAGCCCAAAAAGCTATGAAAGCTTTGCATAAAGTGTATGCAGGAATGTTTTTAGCACAAAACATTGAAATGAGCGATGATGATTACGAAGAATGCATAAAAATGGCTGCAAGAGGTTTCGGAATCATTAAAACCATGGTTAACAGCCCAGATATGAAATTCGAGCCTGCAAACATTGTGTTTCAGTTCCCGGAGAATGATGAAGTATGAAAGAAATAGGAAGAAAGAAAATAAATTGGGATTCCATTGTGACTGTGGAATTATCGCTTAAAGAGCTTCAATTAATAAGGGACGCAATGGTGGCTACAGATTTAAAAGATATGAAAGAATTATGGCGCGGAGCTCCTCCATATCAGCAGGACGATAAAAATATGATTGGAGAAACTGCTTCTTCAATTTTAAATAGCTACAAATAAACAGAAAGCGAGGTGATGAAAAATGTTCATGAGAATAGTAAATACAGGGAGTACACATGGAAACTGCTATGTTTTGAAATCCAACAGCGGAGAAATGCTTCTTCTTGACTGCGGATGCAAATACAAAGACATTCTGAAAGCTATTGATTACAGAACAAGTGATGTTTCTGGCGTGCTTCTTACCCATGAACACGGTTGAGTGATCACCGTGAATCATTTAAAAATCTGATGAATTTAGGTATTCAGATTTACACCAATGATGAAACTGTGGAACATCTGCAAATCATCACTGGCGAATTAATGAAAGGCGTTCCAGAAAAAAGACCATTTCGGGTTGGCTCGTTTACAGTAATACCGTTCTATTTGCCGCATACTACAAGGGATAAGGACACAGGGCAACTTATTTCATGTTTCAATTATGGGTATATCGTGGAACATGAAGAGATGGGAAAGCTGTTGTACATGACAGACTTTGAATTTTGCCGATACAATTTCAAGGCAATGCGACTGAATCACTTAGTTATTGAGTGCAACTATTGTAAAGAATTGGTTGACAAAACAGCTGAAAATTACACGCACAGGCTTAAAGGGCATTGTTCCTTAGATACTTGCAAAAGCTTGGTGAATACAAACCATACAGCGGCATTGCGGACGGTAACATTGGTGCATTTGAGTAATGAAGCAGCTGACCCGGAACAGATTTTGAAGGAGATAAAAGAAGCGGTGGTTTGGGATGATGCCCTGGTGCAGATTGCCAGACCGGGGCTAGAAGTTAATTTGGACTTATGTCCGTTTTGAAAGGAGAAATAGATGGTATCAATTGAATTAAAAGATTGGAAAGAAGTAACAAAAGGAATTTATGTAAATCCAATTTCTGCAAATGCAGCTTATGAAATTCATATTAAATACTGGGACATGAAAACAGATATTCTTTCTGCAAATGCCGAACTTTATATAGTGAGAGATTGGCATGAAAAAGACGGAAGAAACATCAGAGAAAGAGAAATACTGCTTGATTATGCATCTGTTATGGATTGTATTTGGAAAGCAGTTGAAGATGATAAGGAAAACAATTCGACTGAATAATTGAAAGGAGAAAATTAATGCCAAAAAAATTTAGAAACTATGTAATTAAAGGACAGGAGCATGTAGACCGTAAAGCAGGAAAAACAATTCCTTCAACTAGTGCATGGCGCTCAGTAAGAGATATGCTTCCAGAAGCTCCAACTGATGATACCGCATGTTTGTATTATGTAAAGCTGAAAAACTCTGAAAGAATCATCATGCTTGCATATACTGGAAATGGCGAATGGACTGACACAGAAGGAAAAGAATACAAAGGTATAGAGACATGGCTTGAATATATGCCAAAAGAACATCAAATAGTCGAAAGAAAGGCTTTCTTAAATGAAGATATTTTGAAAGCTATTGTTTCTGATTATATGGAAAAAACTGAAGGAGTTACGGTTAATACAAATAATGTATTTTTTAAAGTAGGAAGAAGATCTGTCGGCTATGGAATTAGTGAACATGAGGAATTGGTATTTATTGGATGTGATGTGATAGCTATAGGGGAGGGAAATTGAAAATGAGCGTATTCAGCGTACCAGTAACGATTGGTGTCAATGAGGAAGAAATTGCAAAGGAAATCCGTAAAAATGTTGAGGACAAGGTAGTTGAAAAAATTACCAAAGAAATCAAAGGAGTTATTTATAAAAAAGAGTTATATGGTAGTAGAGAAACCAATGAGCCGTTGTGTAGGATGATACATTCTCATATTTCCGAGATACTAGAAGAGAATAAAAACGTGATCGTACAGGAAGCGGCAAAAGCCTTGGCAGATAAGATGATTAAAACCAAGGCTGTGAAAGAAGCAATAAAAGAAACTATTGAGAAAGTCAAGGAGGATTAATCAATGAAAATCTTCTTAAAAACACTTGACAAACTGAAAAAGCCAGAACCTTCCGAACAAGAATGTAAGTACGATAAAGGATGGAATGATGCAATCGAGAAAGTTGAAGAACTGATTTGTTCCTACAGTCCTGCGGATATGTGGATTCCAACAGAAGTGAAGTTACCGCCAGAGCCAGATGTGAGAGAAAGCCCAGAAGATAAGATAAAATACAACGTTACCATAAAAGACGCCGAGTTACCAACAACCCTTACATATTTAGGCGGTGGAAGATGGGGCATGGTAGAAGAACACGGAATTGCATATTACCCAGTCATTGCATGGCAACCAATGCCACCAGTTTACAAGCCAGGGAGATAACACCATTGGAAATTACAATCGGAATTTGTGCAGAGTAAATCAAAGAAATCCTTGTTGAGCACATCAAGACAAAAGGATTTGACGTAACAGAAGATGATATTTCCTTTGTTATCGGGAAAGAAGAAGTTGTAACAGGGAATACAAAGAAAATTAAACACGCACTTATCAGGTGCGACATTCAGATTGAGAGGTGATAAATTGTGAATATTGTTATTCTTTCTGGAAGATTAACCGCTGACCCAGATATCAGAATGGGAACGAATGACACCAAAATTGCAAGATATATTTTGGCTGTCGAGAGAAGAGTGAAAAAGAATACAGAAAGAAAATCAGACTTTATTGCTTGCGTATGTCTTGGAAAAAATGCAGAATTCGCAGAGAAATATCTTAAAAAAGGCACGAAAGTAAATGTACGTGGAGAATGGCAGACTGGAAACTATACGAATAAAAATGGTGAAAAAGTTTACTCAAATGATTGCCTTGTTGCAGAACATGAATTTGCAGAGAGAAAAAGCCAATCACCGCAAACGCAGGAAACAGACACACGACCAGTACCGCCGCCAGAACCTAGTTTCATGGATGTACCGGATTTAGGCGGTATGGAAGATGAATTTCCGTTTAGTTAGGAGAAAACTATGGTAGAAGTTGCTGTTTATGATGCACTTAGAGAAATGGTTAATTCCGAAATTGAAGAAGAGAAGCCTTTTCTTACATTAAAAAGCAGTAAAGACGTAAAGACATATGCTAATGGGAAGAACAAAAATTTCAGAATGACGGAATACTGCTTCAACTGGTATATGGAGTTGAATTTTAATCCATGGAGCATAAGAACAGACAAAGCAAAAGTTTATTACTGGTTTCATGAAAATGGAAAATATATTCTTCAATTATGGCTGAAAGATACATACAAAACTATTTCTAATGCAATTAGCAATAGCAATTCATTTGACGACTTATTTAATAGCTATTTAGGATGGTTCAATCAAAAAAGAATGGAAACGAGGAAGAAAATGGAAAATCAGTTAAAAGAAACTACCAATAGCAAACTCGCTGAAATGAAAATCCCTCATTCTCATGGTGGAGTTGCAAATCTCCTTAAAGTTTTAACAAATACTATGAAAATGCAGGGAGCGGATATCCGTAGCATTGCAAAAGTACAATATGCTATTTGTAAGCAAGCTGGAATCTATATCCCGGATGAATTCATTGAAGATGTTGCAGTTGCTATGGAATGCGAAAATCCAGATGTTTTAGATAATTAGAGGTATACATGAAAGACTTAATTATAGATTGCTTTGCCGGAGGCGGAGGCGCATCCGTAGGCATTGAAATGGCTCTCGGTAGACCTGTTGATATAGCAATTAACCATGATCCAGATGCAATTCTGATGCACAAGACAAATCATCCCGGAACACTGCATCTGACAGAAGATATTTTCAAAGTAGATTTGCAGAAATATGTCGGAAATCAGCACGTAGCATTGATGTGGGCTTCTCCAGACTGTACAAGCCATTCAAAAGCAAAAGGCGGTCAGCCGAGAAAACAGGGACTTCGCATTCTCCCATGGGCTGTATATAAGCACGCAAAAGCAATTCTCCCAGATGTAATCATTATGGAGAACGTGGAAGAAATACAACAATGGGGGCCACTCGATGAGAAAGGACATCTGATTAAGGAAAGAACTGGTGAAGATTATCGAAAATTTATTTCAGCAATGGAAAATATTGGTTATAAATTTGATAGTCGAGAACTGGTAGCTGCGGATTACGGAGCACCAACAACCAGAAAAAGATGGTATGCAGTATTTCGCAGAGATAGAAAGCAGATAATATGGCCAAAGCCTACTCATAATCGTTTTGGTACAGACGGTCTGAAACCATATGAGCAGTGCGGAGACTACATTGATTGGTCAGACTTAGGAAAAAGTATATTTGACCGCAAGAAACCATTGGCAGAAGCAACGCAGAAACGTATTGCAAATGGTATCAAGAAATATATCGTTGATAATCCAGAACCATATATTGTAAAGAACAAAGATGCACTGGCATTTATTATTCAGTATCATGGAGAAACCAGAGAAGGTGATTCCAGAGGGCAATTACTGACAGATCCGATTAAGACTATTGATACTTCAAACAGATACGGACTTGTAACCGCATTTATTACAAAATATTACAAAACTGGAATAGGTCAAGGATGTGATGAGCCACTTCATACGATAACAACTTCACCCGGTCACTTCGGAGTGATATCTGCATTTCTTGTTAAGTATTACGGAACAGGATGTGGTCAAGTATTAAATGAACCGCTTGGAACCATTACCACAAAAGACAGGTTTGGACTGGTAAATGTCCTGGTTGATATCCATGGAGAGAAATATATCATATCAGATATTTTTCTAAGAATGTTAAAGCCAGAAGAATTAAAGGTAATGCAAGGGTTTCCGAAAGATTACATTATTGATCGGGATTACAAGTGGAGAGATTACCCGATTGCGAAACAAGTAGCAAGAATCGGAAACAGTGTGGTTCCGGTTATGGCAGAAGCACTTGTGAAAGCAAATTGTTCGTATCTGAAAATTGGAGAGCGCAAAACTGCACCGATGATTTATATGCAAAATAACGGACAGGTAGCGTTCGGCTGAAAGAAGGTGATCTAAATTTGAATTACGCACAAATATTCGCAATAAAGAAAGAACGAGAAGAGCGAATAAAGAAGATATGTCCAGGGATTCCTAATTCTAGTGGCATATATGCTTTTTACAGGGTAGATGAAGCTGGTATTCGACGCAGTTATGTGGGGCAAGCAATCAGACTTCGTGAGAGATGTGCGAGCCATTTAGGAGAATACGATCACATAGCATTAAGCCTTAAAAAGCATAAGTTTTACAGTGAAAGTAATCCTACTGGTTGGAAGCTTTCATATAGAACATGTAGAAAGGATGAGCTTGACCAGAAAGAAATTGAAACAATCAAGGCTTTTGCAGATAAAGGCTTCCAGATGTACAACATTACAGCTGGTGGCCAGTCAGCTGGAAAGCAAGTAACAGGGCAATATAAACCGCCCAAGACATACAGACAGGGAATCCAACAGGGCAAAATAATCCTTGCAAGAGAGCTAAAACACATCATTGATACTCACTTAAACGTATCAATCAGACCAGAAAAAGCAAATAACAAAGTATCTATTAAGGCGTTGGAAAAATTCAACGAATTACTCAATGAAGAAAATTATCACTGATTCTAACACACCAGTAGTTCTACTGGCTAAATTCCAAAGATAAAAAATAAAAAAATGAAAGGAGCTTGCCTTCAGCTGACGTAAGGGTGCACCGGGCTTCTTTTAAAAATGAATTATGAAGATTTTTTAAAGAGCAAACGATTTGTTCTTGAAAGCAGTGGGTTTGATATTGATAAATCGGAATTAAATCCAATGTTGTATGAATTTCAAAAAGACATTGTGAGATGGGCTTTAAAGAAAGGAAAAGCCTGCATATTTGCTGATTGCGGTTTAGGAAAAACACCAATGCAACTTTCGTGGGCACATCAAGTTTGCACACACGCTGGTGGAATGGTTCTTATTCTTGCACCGTTGGCTGTGGCGGATCAAACGAAGCGTGAAGCTGAAAAATTTGGTTATACTGCAAAAGTTGTGGAAAGCCAATCTGAATGTATCAGCGGTATTAATATTACCAATTATGAAAAAATGGATAAATTTGTTGCAAATGAATTTGTGGGAGTTGTACTTGACGAAAGTAGTATTCTTAAATCTTATTCTGGAAAAGTCAGAACAGCAATTATTCAGAATTTTCATTCAGTTCCTTATAAGTTGGCTTGTACTGCAACACCAGCCCCCAATGACTATATGGAAATAGGAAATCACAGCGAATTTTGCGGCGTTATGACACGGTCGGAAATGTTATCAATGTTCTTTGTGCATGACGGTGGACAAACATCTAAATGGAGATTAAAGGGGCATGCAACAGATGTATTCTGGCAATGGCTGGCAACATTCAGTGTATTTGTAGATAACCCAGCAAATATCGGGTATCAAGTATCTGGCTACGATCTTCCGAAACTTAACATTAACGAAATTATTGTAGACGGAAATGAGCCGATAAAAGAATCATTAACACTTACAGAACGAAGAGAAGCCAGAAAGGAAAGTCTTGAACTTAGATGTAAAAAAGCTGCGAAACTTGTAAATAGTTCAAATGAGAAATGGCTTGTATGGTGTGATTTAAATGACGAATCAGCAAGATTAAGCGAACTGATATCTGAATCCGTGGAAGTAAAAGGCTCTGATAAATCAGAATATAAAAGCAACTCTATGTTGGCGTTTTCTGATGGAACGGTCAAATGCCTTATCACAAAGCCCAAAATTGCAGGGTTCGGCATGAACTGGCAGAATTGCCACAATATGATATTTACTGGACTTTCAGATAGCTATGAGCAGTATTACCAAGCAGTCAGACGGTGTTGGCGGTTCGGGCAAGAGAAGCCTGTGAATGTTTACATTATTATTTCCGCGAAGGAAGGCTGCGTAAAGGAAAATATTGAAAGGAAGCAATGTGATTTCCAGAAAATGCAGTCTGAAATGACAGAATTAACAAAGGAAATAACAAAAAAAGAGCTTAAAAGCACTTGCCGTATAAGTACGCCTTATGAGCCAACAAAAGAAATGAAATTGCCAGATTGGGAGGAATTTACAGCATGAATGTTTTAGACCAGGTTGTTAAAGAAAAATACGCAATATACAACGGCGATTCTTGCGAAATCACAAAAGAAATCCCGGACGAAAGTATTCATTATACAGTATTTTCACCACCATTTTCTAGCTTGTATACATACAGTAACAGTGACCGGGATATGGGGAATAGTAAGGGAGATGATGAATTTTACAACCATTTTATCTATCTGGCAAAAGAACTGTATCGAATAACAATGCCCGGAAGATTACTTAGTTTTCATTGTATGGACTTGCCGCTTATGAAAGAGCGTGACGGCGTGATTGGCTTGAAAGACTTTCCAGCAATCATGCGACAGATTTTTGAAGATTGCGGATTTATTTACCATAGTAAGGTTACCATCTGGAAAAATCCAGTAACTGAAATGCAAAGAACAAAAGCATTGGGACTGCTGCATAAGCAGATTAGAAAAGATAGTGCAATGAACAGGCAGGGAATCCCGGATTATATTGTCACAATGAGAAAGCCAGGAGAAAATCCAGAACGAATTTCGCATACACACGAGACTTTTCCTGTTGATGTGTGGCAAAACTACGCAAGTCCAGTATGGATGGACATTAGGCAGAGCGATACATTACAGAAAAAATCTGCACGAGAAGATAAGGACGAACGTCATATTTGCCCTTTGCAGCTGGAAGTTATTCAGCGCTGCATTGAATTATGGAGCAATCCAGGAGATATAATTTTTGACCCATTCGGTGGTATCGGTTCCACCCCATTTGTGTCTTTAACACTTGGAAGAAGAGCAATCTCATGTGAACTTAAAGAAAGCTATTTTAAACAAATGAAAGCAAATGTAGAAGAAGCACTGAATGGAAATGTAATGGATTGCCCGGTAGGACAAATGAGTATTGAGGATTTTTTATCGTAAAACAATGTTATCAGCAAATATCAATCTTTGATTATTTAAAAGGAGAGTGATTACATGGCAGAGAATACCAATGAATGTGTTATTGAGTGGATTCCCGGAAGAGATTATGTAGGGCTTACTGCCAAGAATGGAAGTGCCTGGAAGAACAGATGCGAGGAATTAGAAAAGGAATTTCCAGAAGATGTGAAAATTATTGCCAGAAATAACGATGGATCTATTTTCGCCCACTTGCCTTATTCCTACATTAAAATCAATCCACCAAGAAAATATTCCGACGAAACGAAAAAGAAAGCTGCGGAAAGATTAAATAAAATGCGTGAAGAGAAAAGTAATACTGCGGCAGAATAGCCGTTTTGCGTATGAATTACCGTCAGAGAAAATATAATGAGGGACAATCTGCCAGAAACGATATTTACAGATTTCTGGTGGAGTATTTTGAGAAACACGGATATATGCCTTCTTACGAAGAAATCATGGATGGGACAGACCTCACAAAATGTACCGTCCAGAGACATATGCGGCAATTGGAGATGGATTCTCTGATTGCCACAGAACATCCGGGAATATCGAGAGCATACCGTTTGACGGAATACAGATACGAAAGGAAAAAATATGGGAAGCAAATTAAAGATGAAAGCGCCAAAGAAAAATAGGGTGTTGGAATGTGACAATCAGATGTCACAGGCATTCGCCAGAGCCATGCAGAATTCACGTAAAGAGCTGGAAGTCATGCAAGATCAAGCCTATAACGATGGCTTCAATACTGGTGACGACTGGGCGAATACAATTAACACGGTAACAACTATGTTGGCATTACGGAAATTGCATGGATTTTCCACTAAAAGACTTTTGGACGTAATCAATTGTGCAAATGAGTTTGTAGGACAAGCGAACCGTGGCGAAAGAAGCTTTATGAGCATGATTGAGGAATTGGAATCTGAAACAGATGTAAGAATCCCAGATTTGAATAAGGGACTTGTTAAAAAATTTGGTAAATAAAATATGATGATAAAAAGAGTATCACTAAATAAATGGTATGATTATCCAACCGATTATCGTACGGTAGTCGGTCTGCGAGAATGAGAGGAATGAAATGAAGAAAATAGTATGTTTAATCTTAATTTGCATTTTCTTGACTGGTTGTTCCAAAAATGTTTCGTACAAGAACCGTGATTTACAAGAAGAAATCACATATACCTATGAAGATGTAGACGCAATTATCACTTACATAGATATGCGAAAATGGTTTGTCATTTGTCCTCGCTGGCAGTGGGAGATATCGGTTGAATATGACGGGCTGACTTATGAAGAAGATAGCTTTGCGAATGGAGCAATGAATAGACCGAGTTTTTCAGACAGTCAAAAGGGTGATTCGATAAGAGTTCAATTAGCAAACAAATATGTGAACGGAGAACTGATAGACCGGTATATATCGAAAATTAAATAGGGAGAAAATATAAGCGTGGAAAGTGAGGACGCAATGACAGAACAGGAAAAGAAGGAACTTCTGGATGAACTGGAAAAGCGCATTGACGAAAAATACAAAGGTTGTCTTACCAGAGAAGATGTTGCAACCACATTAAAAGCACCGAGAGAAAAGTGGTTCAGAGACGAGAATGGGAACGGAAGAAGTTCTCTGATGATGGATGCTTTTGATTCATCTATTATCTCGTGGCAAGTCTGGGAAACAATCAGAAAGTTGACTTGCGTTATATGTGGTAAGCAGTATGTCAGACAGCTTGCAAATGTAGAAAATGCGGATGAGATTGCAGAGAAACTTTGCCAGTTTGTTTATGACTTGAAGATGGATTTTAAGAAACAGGAGGACACAAAATGTTAATCAGAAGTCAGGATAAAACAGCACTGGTAAAGTTTGAAAACATTGTAATAAATCTAAAGCTCCCAGATTCATTGAATATTATATGTTGGAGTTTGCAGGATGCACAGAGAAGTGGAGGATATTTTATTTTAGGAAGATATTCCACAAAAGAAAAAGCCATGAAAGTACTGGATATGATTCAGGAAGCCTATGGAGATTCGGAATACACAAAATATGTAATTCCAGAAGTATGTAGGATATTAAGTATGAAGCCAAAAACGGAAGAAAACATAACACATGCAGAAGAACTTGGAGAAATGCTCAAAAAAGGAATGACGTTCCAGATGCCAGAAGATGGGAGCGTGGAAGTATGAAATTCAGAAAGAAACCAGTTGTAATTGACGCAGTACAGTGGACTGGTACAAATCATCGAGAAATGTTAGATTTTCTGACGGACTATCAGTGTACAGACCAGTACATGTCGGCAGAAGGTAAGAATTTCTATATCGACCATTGGAAGGTTCCGGGCGGATTGGTTATTAAGACGCTTGAAGGCGAGCATCTTGCAAACATTGGAGATTATATCATCAAAGGTGTTCACGGAGAGTTCTATCCGTGCAAACCAGATATATTCAGAGAGACTTACGAGGAGGTGGAAACATGAGTCATATTAAAGACAGATTATCGGATTATCATGATTTCATGAAGAAACTTGCGGATGACCACCAGATGGTTTTGGCAAGTGATGTTTTGGAAATGATAGAACAGCTTAAGGATGATCTGGAACAGGGTGAGAAAGAAAATGGTTGGATTCCGGTAAAATATCATCAGATATCAGAAAAAGAACGTGAAGAAGAATTCCTTTCAAAAGACATACAATATATGCTTGACTGCAAAATGCCAGATGACGGACAAGAAATATTGGTTACTAATGGAGAAACAACATGGCAGGATACAAGCTTTATTGATTGTGACGGATATTATCTTGATAGCAATTATGATTGGATTAAGATTACGGCATGGCGACCACTTCCAGAGCCATACAAGGAGGGCTGAGGAATGCGGTTAATCGACACAGATAAATTAAAAAAAGATATACTGCTTCAAAATATCTTAGGAGAACCAATACAGAAGATTATAGACAGATATATACATATTGTTGACGAGCAGCCGACAGCTTTTGATGTGGATAAGGTTGTGGAACAATTAGAGAATTATTTATTTGAAAAATATTGCATAGAAGAAGATACAATAATTGATGAAATTATAAAAGGCGGTGAAACTGAATGAGTAGACTGATTGATGCTGACGAATTAATTAAATACATCAAAATTTGGGAAATTGGAACAAGTATTAGTTCCGACCAGAAAGAGTTTATTGATTGTGTCAATGAGCAACCGACAGTTTTTGATGTGGATAAGGCTATTAGCGAATTGGAAAGAGATAAATTCATTGAATCAGAATGTATTTTATCTGATGTGCATCAAGGATACAATGCTGGACTGAGCAGGGCAATCGAAATCGTGAAAGGCGGTGGAGTTGAATGAGCAAATCAGTATTAGTGATTGACACGCCAGAAAATTGTTATGGCTGCCCGTTCGGAACTGAATATTGTGGAAATCTTGAATATGAGGGATGCTGTGAATTAGCTGACTGTTTATATTATGATGCAATTCTGATGACAGAAGAACATTATGATTGCGAAAGCAAATCAAGACCTGATTGGTGTCCGCTTATGGATTTGCCAGAAAAAGACAATGGAGATTATCCGGCTAATACGTCTGATTCTGGCTTTGCAGAGGGCTGGAATCAGTGTATTGATGAGATTACAGGAGGAAATTATGATGATTGATTTAACAGGGAAGAGCGTGTTCGTAAAGACACAGGGAGAATATTTGAGTGTTATAAAAATGGCAAAGCTTCAGGGATTCACATGGGCGAGAGAAGACCATTTAAACCCTATCGAAATTCCGTTTCCAAACTTATTGAATTTTTATAGTAGCAAGGTTGTTACTTACAGAGACAATGAAAAAACATTGTGTGAAGCATCTGAAATCGTCGAAGATGAAGAAAAAATCAAGGATGCAGTAAGCCTTGTCAGAACATTCACTAAAAACCCATACAAAACAGCATTGACGGACTCGTTTATTAAGTCCTTGAAGTTACTTGCAGATACTGTAGAAAGTCAGATGGAAGAGGTGAAGTAGATGGAGAGATTTCTAATTGATGATGGTATTAAACAGTTAAAGATAGTTGCAAATCGTTATAAATGGAGTATCGAGAATGCAGATATGGGTTCAGAAGATGCAAATGAGTTAAATGCAGATATACGAAATCAATATGTAAAGGAGTATGAACAAATCGCAGAGTGGCTTGAAGAATTAAAGTCTTACAAAGATATTGGCACTTTAAAAGAATTAAAGGAACTCAAAGAAAACGGTGCATTTACTGGATTGGAACTTGCTAAATTAGCGATAATGCAGAAAGAGTTGAAGAAATACAAAGACTTAGAAGAACAGGGCTTGCTTGTGAGATTTCCGTGTCCTATTGGCACAACTGTATGGGATATATATGGCATGGGTATTCGAAAAAACGTGGTAAGCGGAATTGAATACGGAAAAGACGGCAGATGGTTTTTATGGGCGAACGAGGATGAATGGCTTGGAGAATTGAATGTTGTGGTATTCCTCACCCGTGAAGAAGCTGAAAATAAGTTGGAGGAACTCAAAAATGAAATTTAAAGAATTTATAAACTGGTGCAATGAAAGAGCCTGTGATGGATGTTGGGGAATGTTAGAAGCAATAGCGTGTATTAATTTAATAAATGAGATTATGAAAATCCAATTTTGGAAAAGAGAAAAAATCTGGAAAGAAAATTATGAGCAACAGGCATTGGAAGAGATTATTAATCCGATAGAGAAGAAGTTGGAGGAGATGAAGAATGGCTGAATATGTTAAAAAGTCAGATGTAATAAAAATCATGGAAAATAATTCTTACATGATAGAGGTATTTGGAGTTAAGAAGAAAATGATTGACGGATTCGCAATGGGTTGTGATTTCGCAGACTTAAAAATTGTTGAGATTGATGATGAAGAGGAAATTAATATGAAACCAGAAGAAGCAAAAGACATATTATCCGATATGAGAGACCAGCATTTATGTTTCCTTGAAAGTTCTGAAAACAAAGATGAATGGCAGAAAAAATATCTCAAGGAAGCATGGGCGTGTGATTCTGGAGCAAAGGCTCTTGCCGGATTAATCACAGGGATAAAGATTAATAAAGGTGTTATCGCAGAAAGTATTTTGCATTACGGCAAAAATAATCAAAGTACAGTCTGTATGGAAGAATGCGCCGAACTTATCCAGGCAATCAGCAAGGCAAAACGTGGAAAAATCAACCGTGATAACATGATAGAAGAAATTGCAGATGTATTGATCTGCATCGAAATGTTAAAGCAAATGTACATGATTTCTGATGAGAAAATTAATAAGTGGATTGAAAAGAAACAGGCGAGAGAAGCAGAAAGGATGAAGAAGAATGAATAAATGTTGCGCTAGTCAAGATGGAATATGTCGAAATTCCATTCTTTTTGGAACAAGATGCGATGGTTACAAAGAAAGATGCAGATTAAGACCAACTTATAACACTATCGAACAAACAGTGAAGAATTACCAGAACAATTTAAGAAAAATATTTGGAGCGGAGGATTAATCATGAATAAGAAAGAAATCGCAGAGATCAAGAAGCAGTTTACACCAGCCAATTGTGCAATCACACGCATTTGTGGTTGTTATGTGGATGCAGAAAAAAATAAGAAAACCAAAATTAAAGAAGCTTTCCTTTCCCTTCCAGAGGAAGAAATGTTTAAGTATTTTGACATTTTCAAGAAAACCATGTCTGGCAGACTTGGAAAAAGCCTTATGAATCTTGAATTCCCATTAGCACAGGAAAAAGAGGGTGGAACACAGGAATTTCTTATGCGGATCAGAGCAAGTAAGCTTAAAGATGATGATCTTTTGGATGAGTTTTACGACAAAGTGATTGAAAATTACGATTATCCAGAAAATTACTACATAGTTCTCATTCATGCAGTATATGATATTCCAGGAAAAGCTTCTGATGGAACCGAAATGCACGATGCATCAGAAGAAATTTATGAACACATTCTGTGCAGCATTTGTCCAGTAAATCTTTCAAAGGCTGGGCTTAGCTATGATGTGGCTGAAAATAACATCAAAGGCAGAATTCGTGATTGGGTAGTCTCAAGACCAGAAACAGGATTCTTATTCCCTGTATTCAATGACAGAAGTACTGATATTCATGGAACTTTGTATTTCAACAAAAACATAAAGAATATTCATCCAGACTTCATCGAAAACGTTCTTGGCACACCAATTCCACGTATACCCGGCAATGAGATCAATGTCTTTTCAGATTTTATCATGGACAATTTCGAAGGAAATACAACATTCAATTTCACTGAAAGCCTAATTGAATCTTTGCAGGAAGTAAGAGAACAGAAGAAAGACAGCCCGGAGATGATAACTGTATCATGTGACGAAATGGAACAGATTTTTGAATATTGCGGAGTTCCAGGCGAGAAGTTATCAGATTTCAAGGAAAACTGGGAAACGTATTTCAGTAATGAGCCTGCTGCACTTGACAATATCCACAATTCAAAAACTGCAAAAATTGTAACACCAGATGCAACAATCTGCATCCAGCCGGATAAAATTGCTCTGATTGAATTGAAAGAAATAAACGGCGTTCCATCTCTTGTGGTTCCGGTAAATGGAGAACTGAAAATCAATGGAATTGAAGTTGAATTGAGATAAACACTTTTGAAAAATCCAGGAATTGGAGAAAGGAATTTTAGAATTGGCAAATAAAAGAATGTTTACCATGAAAATTGTTGATAGTGATCAATTTTTAAATATGTCAATTGAGGCACAATGTGCATATTTCCAACTATGTATGCGCTCAGATGATGATGGATATTTAAGGAGCTGGAAACGCACAATTAGAATAATAGATGCAAAAGAAGAAGCCGTATCTGAATTAATAAGTAACGGATATTTGGAGAAAAAATCTGAAAATGTGTATAAATTACCATTGTTCAAAGAAACAACAGGATATGGAGAAAGAGATAAACAAAGGCACACTAAAGAATATAAAAAATGGAGAAAAGAGGTGCTTAAAAGAGACAATTATATTTGTCAAATGTGTGGAAAACCAAACTCTAATATTGCACATCATAAAGTGAGGTTTAGAGACTGCTATGACGATAAAAATATTGTTTATGATGTAGAAAACGGAGTTTGTTTATGTAAAAGATGCCATAAAATAGCACATGGAGGAGGCAATTACATTAATGGCTAAAGTAAGCTGGATTAAAATAGAGATTGAAATGTTTAGTAACCGAAAAATTAAGCAAATAAGGAAAATGCCTGAGGGAAACAATATTGTTCTTATTTGGGTAATGCTTTTGACAATGGCCGGTAGATGTAATTCAAACGGAATTATTTTTCTCACTGAAAATATTCCATACACAACAAAAATGCTTGCAGATGAATTGGATTTTGAGGAAAGCATTATTCAATTAGCACTAACAGTTCTGGAAAAGTTCGGGATGATTACCAGAGATTCTGAATTACTTTCTATTCCAGGCTGGGAAGAACATCAAAGTGCAGACGAGTTGGAGAAAATACGAGATCAAAACAGAAAAAGGGTTGCAGAATATCGTGAGCGTCAAAAAAATAAGGTTGCATTGCTTTGCAAGAAAGATGATGTAACGTTACAGAAACGTTACAGTAACATTACTGTAACGGAACAGAATAAGAATAAAGATAAAGATTTAGAATTAGATTTAGATACAGAATTAGATAAAGATAAAGAAAAAGATATAAATGATTTAATAGTATCTAAAGATACTATTCGTCAGACTGACGTCCAACGAATCATTGATGAATGGAATACTCTGGAAGAATTTGGTATTACTCCTGTAAAAAGAATGACACCAAAACGAGAACAAGCAGTGAAAGCCAGAATCCGCCAAAACTGTGTTGAAGATATTCTGGAAGCAATTGAAAATATTCGGCGCAGCACATTCTTACAAGGGCAAAATAAAAATGGCTGGATGGTTACGTTTGACTGGTTTTTAAAGCCTGGAAATTTCGCAAAAGTATTTGAAGGACAATACATGGACAAGTCTACGAATAGACCATGCAGCTACATGGAGAAAATCCAAAACAGGGTAAGCGAGGTGGACAATTGGGTATGACAAGAGAAGAATGGGCGGTACTCGTAAAAGCAATGAAAGCTGTGTACACTTCTCCATCATTTCTGCCAGATCAATATGCTTTTGATACTTGGTATGGACTTTTGAAAGACCTAGATTACAAGCTTTTAAGTTTCGGATTAAAGAAATATATGCAGACGGAATGGAAAGAGCCATCAATAGCCGCATTAAGAGAATGTGCCAATAGCATTGCGCCACAATCCACAGAATTGAACGAAACGGAAGCCTGGGAAAAGGTATCCAAGGCAATCCGAAATTCCGGGTATCATGCAGAAGAAGAGTTTGCTAGGTTGCCGAAATTAATACAAAAAGCTGTTTCAAGCCCAGGACAGCTTAGGGAATGGGCGTTATCTGAAAATGTGGATGGCACATGGTTGAGTGTAGTTCAATCAAATTTTCAAAGGACTTATCGGGCAGAAGTGCAAAGAGAACAAGAACGAAGAAAACTAAGTTCAGACCTTTTAAAAATTATAGATACTGCCAGATTGGGAGGTGCGGAAAATTGCCAGATAGAAAACCATGGAGAGAATTAAAAAGCACTGAAATTATAGGCTTAAAGCGGAGACAATGCTCAAAATGCGACTATTACAGCAAGAGCGAAAATGCATGGAGTACAAATGCAACCTGTGATTATATCTTGATCGAAGAACATAGCAGAGGATGTGATCCGAGGGATTGTGTTAAAACTGGTATCTTCAAGAAAAAATCGAGAGGAAAATCAAGAGTAAAGCGAGTGATTTTATGAGGAAGATTAGCGAAATGTATAAGCGGTCTGGCGGTACAGCTTATCAGCATATCTGTTCCGATTGCAGATTCTTCTATGGTGATAAGCATCCGCGGTGTTTACAATACGAACTGGAAATTGATTGGAACCCAGATTATATAGCTTGCAAATTTTACAATCTGGAAGAATCTCAGATTGATGGACAGGTCAATATATTTGATTTGTTGTGAAATATGATAATTGTTTTGACCAAAACGGCTAAAATTAATTTTTATGATATTCGTGAATATTGTTATGGTTAAAACAAAATAAGCGCTTAAAATCAAAAAAACAGGCTATCAATAGAAAGGAGGAACAGGAACCGCCGGCCGGCAAAAGGAATTCCCGGTTCCTCCTAAATTTTATGGATGAAATATTGAAATATGCTATTGAGAATGGTATTATAAATCCTGCACATGTACTTGAAGAAATACAAATGAAGAAAAATGAAGAAATATTAAAAAAATATAAAATATGGCAGGGAAAAAACAATAATTGGTATACTTATATTTATACAGAAAAAAATTCTAGAAAGCTAGTGAAAAGAAGTAGCCGAAAGGGAATTGAAGATTATATTATTGCTTTCGAGAAAGAAAAAACAGAAAAACCTAAAACATTTATGGATGTTTACGAGCATTGGATAGAAATTCAAAAAGAATTTGTGACGGATAACACTTTGTATAAGTATTCTACAGATAGAACACGTTATTTTGAAAAAAAAGAATTTACGGAAAAAGAAATTGAGAAAATGACAGAAGAAGATATAAAGGTATTCATTGTCAGAACTGTAAAAGATCAAAAACTTTGCAAAAAAGCGTGTAAAACTTTGTTTGGATATATCAAAAACACAATAGATAGTGCAAGGTCACAACATTTATTGAATTATGATCCTATGGAATTTCTTTCACCTAAAATATTTTATAAATACTGCACGGAGATAGAAAAGCCTTCAAGTCATAATACAATATCAGACCATGAACTTAAACTAATTATTAATCGCTGCAAAAAGGATTTTGATGAACAGCCAGAATACATTCCCTCATACGCAGTATATTTTGCAAGTCTCACAGGGATGAGAGTTGGAGAAATTTCGGCTTTAAAATGGGAAGATATAAATGAAAATTATATATCTATTAATAAATCAGAAAAATACAATAGAAATACAAAAGAATACTATATAGGAAAAACAAAAAATCAAATGAACAGATGGTTTCCTATGACTGGCGAAATTCGAAAACTTTTAATGAAATTAAAATCAGCAGAAATCAGCAATGGGTATATTAGTGAATGGTTGTTTTCAAACGAAAATGGAAGGGTTCATGCTCCTGTAATATCGTCATGCTTAAAAAACAAATGCAGGCAGGAAGGAATAGAAGAAAGAGGAATTCATGCATTTAGAAGAACAATAAATTCTAAACTAAGGTGCAATGGAGTATCTGCCACTGTTGCTGCATCGCTACTCGGGCATACCGAAGAAGTTAATGAAAAATATTATACATTTGATGTTAGCTCTTTGGAAGAAAAAAATAAAATTGTGTCAAAAGTGCAAAGGATTGGATGAATAAGAACATAGGTTCTGATTACCTTTTTGGTTACCTTTGATTACCTCAAGTCTGGAAAGCCTTTAAAATCAAGGGTTTACGGATTAAAACGCGAGCCGTGAGGTCGCAGGTTCAAATCCTGTTGCCCCGATTTATGCAGTAAAATCAAGGGTTTGCGGACTTGGTATGAACGAGTGTTCTGATTACCTTTGATTACCTTTTACAAAAAGTACATATGAAAGGGAAAAGTACATGTGCAAAATAATAAAATCGCAGAGATGCGATTATTTTTTTTGCCTTTTTTCTGAAATTGTGTTATGTTCAAGAAAATGGAGGGCGAAATATGCAGATACACACAGCCTATGATGTAATGAAGGAGTTTCTAATAACTGATGCAGACCTTGAAGGCAAATATGGAATTCCGAAAATTCCAAAGACTTTTATCCATCCAGGGAAAGATACTGTAGACTTTGCGGAGAGCTTTAGTCGAAAAATTAAGAACCACCGGGAACTGGACGTAAATTTCTATGTGGACGATGTACAGTTTCAAAGATTATGGAATCAGCCAGACAAGTATATGGAGCATTTAAAATGTTTTCATGCAGTCATTATGCCGGATTTTAGCATATCGGTAGGCAAGAATGGAATGCCACTGGTAATGTGCCTGTGGAATAAATACCGCAATCACGCACTGGCTCACTACATGATCTTGAATGATATTCCAATAATTCCGAACGTAAACATATTACCAGAATACTGTTGGGACTGGTGCTTTGATGGGCTACCAGAGGGAAGTACAGTTGCCTGTTGCACCAATGGAAGAGTAAAGAGCAAGGCGGCACGGTTGGAATTTTGCGTTGGTTTCAAGGAGATGGAACGGAGATTGAAGCCACTGCGAGTTATCATTGTTGGAAGAATCCCGGAAGAATTAGAAACAGACACGGAGATTATAAACTTTGAAACAAGGAATCAGAAGATTAATAAGGAGGGCGTGAATGGGAACAACGACTGATAATTACCAGAGAAAGAAGAAACTTTCCAAGTCCCAAATGAAGAGGACGGAACGTTTAGAGAAATCATCCCACAGAAGATATGGAACACGGAAGAAAGAAGGATTAAATAAATTGTGAATTTTGAATCATTTAAAACTTTACGCTATAGAAATAATTGTGCAAAATTAAAATTTAAGTGGTAACTAGAAAATGCGAGAATTTTTCTGGTTGCCACTTTTTTTCTGGATTTCCTTGATTTTCGATTTCCAAAATGATGTTGAAATTTAAGAATCATTCACAAGTTAGTTGCAACTATTGAAACCTTGAACAGTTGCGACTTTTCCACCTACACAAGCCAACCAGGGACAGCACCGGGAACCGATACCGCGCCGAGCTGATGAAGCCGGGACACCGCCGGGAACGATTGAACACCAGCAAAGCCAACCGCCAGCCGTAGACCTGGAAGATCAGAACCAAGCGCCCACAGATAATAGATCATAACAGCAGATGACATATAATGCAGTAATAAAAATGCAATAATACTCTTGCAAAATAAGCCTTAAATGGCTTGTAACGTATTTAGCCTATATTTTATTTACTACGATTATAAAACACCTTAAAAAGGCAAATACGGCGCTATACAAGCATATCACAGTATAGTTGTATAGTCCTAATTGATATATGCCCGGACAGCTGCGACAGATCACCGGGAAGCCTGGACAAGCTACGCACATAAGCGGACAAAATGCACCAATTTACACGGTACGCAAATAAAGCATAGCTGCACATAGCTATACAAGACTATTATACATCTATAGCCACAGACAGTCAATAAAGAATGCAACGCGTTTAAAGGCTCATAAACGGCTTATAATTCAACAGTGGCATAAATCCCCATTAACAGCATTAAAAGCTATTTACGGCTAAAATATCGCGTTAATTGATTGATTTATGGTATTAACTTTGCAAGGTATATCTGGCAGAATGCCAAAAAACCGCTTGCACGCCGTGAACGTGCTGCCGGACTGGATACCGGGAAGCGGTAAAAAATCAATCAGTTATACCTAAATATTCCATAGTTTTTTTATCAATCTCTTTCCCGGTAATAGTTGGGGAATAAATACTTTCTAAAAATTCTATGTAATTGTCTAGCTCATCAACAGAAAGTGTTATTAATTTATTAAATATTTTATCACTCATGTTTTTATCTTTCTCCCCTTCACCCTGGGAGCCAGGATATAAAAAAGACTTTCCCTATTATTTAAAAGTCATTTTTGTAACGCCCGGAAGACTGCGGAAAAATTCCCGGCGGTCGTAATCATCATTAATCTTAAATTGTATGTCGCTTGTGGGGATGATCTCGCTCCCGATAAGCTCCATACAGGAGAGTTGTAAACAGCCCTCTTTTTTTGTTGATCTGTGCAGTGCGTACCGCATTACAGACTTTTTACCGTCCAGGCGCTTTACTGGGGACATATCCCAATACACTAATTTGATAACGCCGACAGCAACAGCCGTGAAGATTTCCATTGCTTCCTTTTCAGCTTTTCTGTTGATTGTATCAACTGTGGAGAAATCGCCGCTTTTTATGGCGGCGATTGTCTGTGCTTGCGTGGCTTTCTTGATTGTTACCATTTTAAAGCCCTCCATATTGCTATATAATGATATTTCATGTTTAAGCCTCCATTTCTTTGTGTGCTTCGTCAAAATCTTCTTTAAGATCGTCCAGTACTTCAGAAATTGCGAGCCCTAATAAGTAACAACGGATTGTTACGTCTGCCCATTCTGCGCCCTTTTCAATAACGTTTATGTTATTCTGTCCGAACTCGTCAAGAGCTTCTTCGAGCAGGTCCCAGTTGTGCGCTATGCTTTCTTCTGCCTTGTAAGCATTGCAATAATAAGAGCCGCTTGCATTGCCTGTTACGCTGTCTTCTATCCAAAGGTCATCATTCAATTTTTCTTCCAGTTCTTCCAGGCTGTCAAAGTCTGTGAAATTAATTTCACTATCAATATAATTTTTAACGTCTTCTTTTACTGCTTCCAGATAATTATATTTTGTCATTGTTTTTTACCATCGCCCCTGTTATAATGGGGTTGCCTTTCTTTTTAGTTTGGCGCCCGGGATTAGTTGGAAGCTTGCCCGGGCTTTTTATTTTCTGGGAACTAGAGTTTTTCAATTAATCGGATTCGGTTACTTATGTCCTCATTGGCTTGAGTGGTTCGGGCGGTTCCGGTTGTTTGTTTCTTTTGTTCTCTGTTGATGGTTATATAATACACTAAAATATAATGTATGTCTATTGACATTATACACTAAAATAAAGAGTATGTTAAAAACAGTTTTTGTGCATATTGTACATTGAAAAATAATGTATAAAAATGTTATTATAATAGAAGAATAAAGTACTGCGAGGTGGTGTTAGAATGATTAAATATAAACGCAATATAATTGATATGATGGCAGAAAAGGGAATCACAACCTATTTAATAAGGAAAAATAAGATATTTACAGAAAGCCAGCTGCAACAGCTGCGCAATGATCGACTTGTCACGCAAGATACACTAAATAAAATATGTACTATATTGGAATGCCAACCCGGTTATTTATTGGAATATCTGCCAGATGAAACCACAAAAGATTTTGAAGAAAAGATATTGACATACATTAATAAATAATGTATAATAAAGACAGTTAAAGAAAAACAACCACACAGCCCCAGGAGGGCGGACAGGAGGGAAAATATGAAAATAAATGAAATGCGCGGAAATCAATTCCTTCCGGGAAACTGTATTTACAGACCGGAGAATTACCCGGAGGACTGGCGGGAACGCCTGGAAGCTGGTGAAGCTATCAGCTACGAAGAGGACGGCAAGCAGTGTCAAATATGGTTAGAGGAAGAAGAGGAAGAAGAGGAAGAATAAAAATAAAGCCCTAGGAAATTATCCAGGGGCTTTTAATATGCTTATTTGTGGCGGCTATGGACAGAGTACAGACCGCCGCCGAGCCTGTTAATATTTTAATAACACAGCTTTTGGCAAATTGTCAAGAAAAATATTTTTAAAATACCGCTTGACATTTTTCTAAAACTTCTTTAGGCTATCAGATAACGAGAGCTGACGGAACTCAGGAAGGGCAGAGGCTGAAAGTACACAGAATCGTTAATTAAACAA